ATTAAAATTAATTCATCTTTTATACCAAACCTCCGACCTAGACATATTGTTTATGTTCAGAAAGAAGGATATCGTAGATTCGCCGATGTTGACATTCGGAAAGTAAGCAAATGAACCATTTTAAGAAAGGCAACCTAGTTGTAATAGTTGAAGAAGTCGCTGGAGAAGGGACTTCTATAAACAAAGGTGATTTAGGTATCTATATCGGAAAGGTTAGTAAAAGCCTTCATAGAGTTTATCTGCTTAAAGGTAAGATATTTGTAAGTTTTTTTGAAAATGAGTTTATGAAGGCAAACAAATGACCAGTACCTTCAAAAAAGGTGAATTGGTGAAGTTGAGCCCAGAAGCTGGGTATTTTGCAATGATTGACGAATATCAAGATTTAGATTTAATAAATGATTTAGGCGTCTATATTAAAGCGCATGCATTGAAATGGACAAAAAAACCCTTCGTTCGCCACGATATTTATATGATAAGAGTGGGAAGAATTGTAACGCTCTATGAGAAAGAATTCGAGCCAATAAGCAAATGAACATTGATATTAAAAAAGGTGATTTAGTCGAATTGAGTGAAGTATCCTATCTGAGGAACGTTGAAGGACTTGAAATCTTAGAACTTGGCGATGTAGGCGTTTACATTAGTCAGGTTTCTGAGACGCCATTCTCTGGTATGACACCGCAAACAACACGGCACATTATCCATATTTTAAGGGTGAAAAAAGCTATAGTGCTCTTTTATCACGAATTCGAGAAAGTATTGAAAAAATGATCACTGCTAAGTTCAAAAGAGGCGATTTAATTACCATTAATCATAGCAATCTTATGGCTATTTACATTAGGGATATTTCTTCTAATGATGATATCTACATCAATGCTCAAGCCCGACACTTAGTTTATATAATAAGATCGAAAAATCGTGGTGGTGAGGCGCTGATGTCTATTACAAATATCAAGAAGGTATTTGTAAATGATTGAACCACCTTATAAGCTGCGTCGAGGGGATTTGATAGAGTTAAGCAATTTTTCTTATAAAACCGTTTATGAAGGTAATCTGTGCATCTATATTGGATTGAATAAATCTAGACTTTCTCACAAAATATACAATATGAAGAGAAAAAAATTCTGTCATTTTAATATTAAATTTATCAAGAAGGTCCAATGTTGAAAGAAGATTATCAAAAGGGTGATTTGGTTAAGGTAGCCAATTTCTTTACCGCGTCTGAAAGAACGGCGGCAGGCTTGGCTGATATAGAATACGACTTGTGCATCTATATTAGGCAAGGTCGTTTTGTAAACATCCACTATCTTTACAATATAAGAAAAAAGAAGTTCTTAGATTATCTCTCAAAAAGTATCAAAAAAAAATAGAAAGAAGGTGGCAAATGAACAAGCCTGAACTCAAGTTTAAGAAGGGTGACTTGATTAGGGTAATAAGATTTAGCATCCCTTCAGCAATAACAGATAAACCGCTTGTGGACTTTCCACTTAATGATGATTTGTGCATTTATATATGCTTGGATCCCAACAATGAAATGAGTGAAGGCGCGTTCGTGCTGCACAAAGTTTATAATCTCAGATTGAAAAAAGAATTTTATCATTATTCAAACGTGTTAGAGAGCGTATCAAATAAACCCGCTTTCAAACTTTCATAAAGCCTTAAAGGATAAAACAAGATGACATCAACTTTTAAGAAAGGCGACTTGGTAAGAGTAGTAACCAATATACCAGGTTCTGGCATTTGTGAAAGATTGGGGATTTATTTAGGTTACGAGTCAAAACATCAACTTTTTTATCCTCATTGTGTATTTGTAATGCAAACAGGCAAAAAAAGCAAAAATAATAAATATGAAGTTTTTAGAAGTTGTGAGGTTAGAAAGGTTTGAACCAATCAATGAAAATTTTTGAAAAAGGCATTTTGGTGCAAACTGTTCATTCGGACTATTATTCAAAGAATAGTCCAGCTGGTCGTTTGGGTGTTTTGTTAAAATTTATTGGAGAACCTAGCCCGATAACTGGTTTAAAAGGCAGAAGGTTGTGGCAAGTTTGGTGGCAAGGTACTGACGATGTGTGCCTTGTAGATGAGCGATATATTAAAAATATGTTTCACACTTCGATACGCGATTGTAAATTTTAATGCTAAAACAAAATTATAGAAAAGGCGAGCTTCTTTACATTAAGAATGAGGATCGACTACCTATTTCATTGAAAAATTGTCAAGGAAAAATGGGAATCTTCCTTTTTGAAGAGCGTAAGGCAGAAAAAATTGGTCGTTATGAAGTTTATGTCTTAGGTGTGGGAAAAAGGTGGTTTGCATCGTTCGAGATAGAGCCTTTTGCTCCAAGTTTGCACCGAGAGGCACCAACAGAGCTTGATGGGACGAACGATGTTTAAAAAAGGTGACTTAGTTGCGCTTGAACATTGCAAAGATCCCAAGTGTTGCGATAAGAAAACATCTTACTTGTGTGGTTGTTTAGACGTTGAATGTTTCAAAAAAGGTCACTTATTGATTGTTCTGAAGAAAGCGAATACTGCATATATACCCCCACCAATCAATCAAATCAAATATAGAGAAGGTGAATGGGATAGATATGAACTCTATGACCTTAATCGGTATTGGAAATCAAGAAAAAAAACTACATTTTACAGTATACATTTAAAATTGGTCAATAGAAATGAGGTCTAAAGTGTCGGCATTATCAGGTGGAAGAGTATCTTATAACGTTCCTCAAGAGCATAAAAGAGGTGATCTGGTCTTAACGACAAACTCATTTAGTCGAGATAAAAAGTGGTATGGGATAGTATTGAATTGTAGAGCTTATATGGGCACTCAGTACCGACTTTACGATTTGTTGGTCTTAAGTTTAAATAATAGAAATGTAAAAGTCTTGGTTAGAAATACAGAAATAGAGAAAGCTTCAAAGAAAGGAAACAATAGTGTTTGATTTTATTGTTAATATATTCTCAAAAAAAGAAAACCAACATCCGCAAGATATATTAAATGCAAAGATGTTTGAAAACTACCCAGGTTTAAAAATGAAGTTCCTCGGCTATACACGAGGTCACAAAAGAGTATACTCAAGTGTTGGCATTTGTGAACATCTTGCCTATCTGGATGCTTCCACTAAAGAAGATAAGATGAATATTTTGCAAAATCGTATAAAACGTGCTGGTTTGAGTGAATTTGGCTTATGTCCTCAGACAGTTCTTGATGGTGAAGGGTTTTTGAATATTCCTATGATTGATTTTGTTGGCAATCATAATGCTAACTATTTTAAAACGATGGCTCAAACGATGGGCGACAAGCTGCCTTTCTTGAGAGGAGCTAAGCTTTTTATTTTTCACAGCGGAAACAGTTATCATGGCTATGTCGATAAGATGATTGATTCAGAGAACTATCTCAAGTGGGGCAACTTCTTGCTTGAATCATCTGGAGTTGATCGCGCCTGGGTTAAGATGGGTATGCGGTGCCTTAGATGGTCTTTGAGTAAAGAAAATAATCGTAAAAAGCCTTCTCTATTTCAGGAGTTTGAGATTGGCACTAGGACATCAAAATGCTAAAAAGGGGTCAACTAGTGAAAATAGTAAATGATAAATCTAATCATCCGCTTCAGCAGGCTGGCAAAATTGGTGTTATTGTAGACGTTAAAAATTATCAAAATGTGACGCTATATTTTGTAGATATTCAAAATACGAATAACAAGAAGCTTAATTTTTCTTATCTAGAAGAATCTCTTTTTCTGTTGTAGATAGAAGAGGCAAAATGGATACTAAATGCAAAAAATGTCATAAAGAAAAAATAACAGTTCAACTTCAAACTTGTTTGGGCTATACTTACTATGAGAAGAACGCTTGCAAGTGTTGTGATTTAGAATTGTTTGGTCCTTGCAAATGTAGCCTTTTCCTGCCTTCGTCGTCCTGTGGACTTTCAAACGTTTTTTGGAGAGGGCATATTGAGTACTGGCGGCATATTTTTGGAAGATTTAAATAAAGTTCCTGACAAATGTAGTTTAGTTGAAATAACTAAAAGCTCACGCTATGGAAAACACAAAATCGAAATAGGCAATGTTGGTATTTTTGTCGAGTTTGTCAAAACATCTACAGAAGAAAAAGAATATGGTGGCTTAATACTAGAGTGGTTTTATGTATATCTGCCTAATATCGGACAAACTATATGTGTTCCAAGGACTGAGTTTAAGGTCTTGAATAAGGCTTGACATTGTGTTTGTACTGTGTTAATCTCAGTTAGGTAATAATAAACTTTAGGAGATTTTTCGTGAATGATGCCGAAGTAAGTTTTGAACTAGAAGATTTGCGCTCCATTACAAAAGAAGCTATTGAAAAAAACAATAAAGATAGTGAAATTAAAATAACCCCTTTAAGTGATTCCTCGATTAATAATCATATCCAAAATATGGAAAAAGATATTCAAGATTTTGCAAAGCAAGGTTTTTTTGAAGTCTTTTGGGATTTTGGAACTAGTAATATTCCTCTATTTCACGTGAGACAAATCTCAAAAGCTTTCAAACAAAAGCATCCACAATTCAGGCAAAAAACACATTCAGGAACCCTAAAGATTAGCGTCTATTGGGGAACAGAGTTTTAAATTAAGAAAGGAAACATCAAATGAGTAATGAAAAACCACATTGTCTTTCAGATTACTGGCAGATTGAACACAATCGTCGCTTGAGCGCAAAAAATACAAAGATGCCAAACAGAATGAACGATTCGTCAGCTCAGCATTATATCAAAAAAGGAAAAGTTCCTCACAAAAGATATGGCAAGACTTGTGGCAAATACAATCCAAAATACAGGCGAGTCAAGAAAGGCAACAAAGCTATTTTTCAGTACGGAGAAGTAGTATCTGTTAACAATCGTCAAGGATATATTCGAGATCATTATGAATATGATGGTGTTATCTTTTACCAAATCGCTTGGCGTGTAGGAGATTCACAACTTTCTTGGTACGATAGGCATATCGGAAATGACAAAGTTCCTAGTCGTGGCTGGACCGAAGCACGTTTTATCAAGAGAATCGATGAATAAGACTAACCTCATAGTTGACATTGAAGCAAAAGGTATGTATACGGAACAAGAATTGCGTTATTTGTCAGAACAGATTTGCAACTTCCTTTCTGGACCCCACGGAAATGGAATTACTGTAGGTACTCGTTACGACAAGAGTGATAAAACATTTGAAGTGTCAGATGTAAATATCAAACACCCTTCAAGCCTTGTATGGACAGCAAGCTGGTTCTCAGGTGATTAATGGCTAGAATTTTCTTCTTTACTAAACAACCTATCGAGATTGTCAGAATTCTTGACGGAAAGCTTGATGATTGCAGATTAGAAAAGCACCCCATTCGTTTAATAAATGGGGAAGAATATGTTTATAGTTATTGCAAATTTCGGAAAATAAGATTTAGAGAAGATGGTCGTCGATATCTAATGATTTATTTAGAATCAGAATTTGAATATTTCCCAGCCATAAAAGTAAGAAAGATCTTTGATGATGATGAATGTTGCCCTGACCAACGATGAGTTTAAAACCATAACAAAGATAACCAGTAGACCGCAAATTGTGATTTATATTGCCCTGTTGGATAGGGCAAACAGAGATACTAACTGGGATTGGCACGTTAATGTAGGCTATATCGACTTCTTATTGAAAGAAACACCTTTCAGCAAAGGAACGATTACGGAATCTCTTCAGCATCTAGCTTGGGATGGTCACATTGAAAAAACAGGCGACCCAATGATTCCATTTCCTGACTGTCCAATTTTAATCACTTCAAGAAAACAACAATGAATATTATCTTATTTAAACGTGGCGATTTAGTCATCGACGCAGCAAGAAATCTACACGGCTTAATCGTAGAGGTTGGTCTTAAGTCTGTAACCGTCAAATGGGCTAACAAGCCAATGATAAAAGAATATAGAAAAGAACAACTAATGCTTAATTCTTACCTCCGTCAAAAAATAATGGACGGAACATATCTTTACAACGAAAAGGCAAATAAATGAGTAAAATGATTTTTGACACACTAAAATATGCTTGGACAGACCTTGAAACCACAGGAACCGAAACAGAAGGTGGTGGTATTTTGGAAGTAGCTTGCATTATCACTGATAGAGCCCTTCAAGAGCTAGGTCGTTTTCACACTCTTGTCCATCCAGGTGATGAAGCGCTAAAAAATATGAGTCCGTATGTAGCAAATATGCACACTTCGAACAACCTCTTGAGAGACATTCAGGCTCTTGATGTCCCTTCTATTGAAGAAGCAGATGAAAAGTTTGCCGATTTCCTTAGGCATTACAATCAAGGTGAGCCAAAAGATATCATCCTCGCAGGAAACACCGTTGAGGGAGTAGATTTACCTTTCATTAAGTCTTTTATGCCATTATCAAATAAAGAAAAACATTATAGGTATTTTGATATCACTTCTTTAAGGATTGGTGGTGGAATCAAGAATGGGCACGATGTAGATTTCGAAAAATCTCGTGGTCATCGAGCTTTTGACGATGTGCTTGAGTGTATTGAAGAGTTCAAATTTCTCAGAGCACAAATTCTCAAATAAATGTTTAAAGTTTTATTTTTTAGCTCTCTATTTTTTACCCTTCAACCAACAGTTTATCAAGCCACTTGGATTACGACTGGTTATGGTTACGGAGCACCAAAGAAAAGTATCATAGTAGTAAAACCGTGTCAACCAGTAAATCACTACGATAAAGCAAAGTTTAATCGATTTTGTGCAAACGCGGGTAAATACCTTAAACATCAAAAAGGAAGTATGTTCTGCACTCACTCAGGTCTACTTACAAAAGAGAAATGTGAAGATGTTGTTCGTCAAAATACGAAAGGAAAACGAACTATTTTAAGACTAATCGAAGATTGAAAAGTTTGGACTGTAAAAGCTTTCTACGCTCTGCTAAGATGATGCAAACAGAGCGACAAACAACATCGCAAAACGCAGGAGCGGACGACTCTGGATTTCCTCAGCGGTGTTATAGGAAGACTAAGTATGGCAAAGTTTAAAATTGGAGATTGGGTGGAGATTACTCCAAATCCTGATACTTCTTGGAGTGAATGGTCAACTAATCACGATAGCTTTTGCGGAGCTATCGGTTACATTGGCGAAATAAGAGATAGCTTCTCTCAATTTGAAGATAACGACAAAATAAAAATCATTGTAGACTTTCGGGAAGATGTTTTCGGAGGTGGATATAATAGAAATTTTCTATGGTTCCTTAAGCGGCACGTAATCCTTTCAAACAAAACTTCAGAAGAAACAAAACAAAATCTTAGAAAGAGAGGAAGCGAACTTCAACGATGGGAAGCAACAAAGCGTTCAGTTGTAGACAAAAGTTTAAAAAAAGTCTTTTCGCCTCAGAAGAAGAAAAAAGTACCCGAAAAAGTAGATATCTGGGATGAAAAAACTGATCCAATGATCTCTATACCTAAGAGGACTAATGATAAAACATTTGATTTATTTGATGATGGTATTGATATAGATGACTGGCTTAATGATACTTTTGGTCCCTAAGAGGAAAATATGCAAGTTAAAGAACTGCGCGAAGCACTTGAAGATTTAAATGATGAAGACGAAGTTGTCATTGAGATTCGAAGTTTTACTTGGGGGTGCTACAAGAAGGTTAAAGACCTTCAAAAGAAAACACTTCAACAAAAGGGTGAATTTTTTGAAGACGAAACCTATCTTGGAGAGCCTGAATTTCCAGTCAATGTTGCCATCCTCAAATGACCTAACCGAGATATTCGAAGAAATTACTATGGAATCAGAACTTATGTATTGGAAGAATCACCCTTTGTTTAGAGAAGTATCTTTTGAAATGTCTACAAAAGGCATCGAATCAATCAAATCAGAATCATTTCTAACGAACACCAAAGAACTACCTTATTTGCCAAAAGAAATACCGTTTAAGTTATTGTATATGCTCGGAACATATTTTGCCGATTCTACAATTAATACTCATCGTAATTTTTGGGTATATGTGATGATGGAATGCGATACTAAAACTTATGAAAATCTTTTAAAAATGCACTCAAAGGAATTGAGAGAAAAGATTTCACCAGTATGTTGAAAGAATTAAAAAAAGGATCCCTAGTAAGACATTTAATTATTAAAAATATGAACGGAATAGTGATTTCGCCAAACGGTAGGGCAGAGAAAAGATATTATAAAGTTTATTGGCTGCTAAACTCCAAATGCGCAGGATTAAATAAAAAAAATAACAAGCGCTGGGAAAGTAGAAACAATTTAGTGGTTTATGAAAAAGAAAACCTTCAAGAAAGGTGAACTGGTTTGGCTTTGGTGGAGAACCAAGGATGATGATCCCTTCACCGTATTAGACCAGCCCTACAAAAGATTCGCCATAGTCTTGGTTGCTAATGAACTTTTACAAGTAGCCGATATTAGCGTTCAAAAATATAAAATCCTAAAAAGAGTTCCTTACACTTATTTAGAACATTCAAACAAAGTCTAAACATAGAAGAGCCCCGCACTATTTACAGTTGCGGGGTTTTTTATGATACTAGCTTTAAATGAATGGAAGGCTTTTCTTGGAGAAGCTAAAAGAAAAGAATGGGACTCAGCCCATGTCATCTTGATTAAGGGCAAAAAGGTACTTCTAGTACAGCGCTCTATCGACGATAGCTGGATGCCTGAGAAATGGGCAACTCCAGGTGGAGAGCTTGATAAAGGTGAGACTCTTGAGCAAGGTCTCAAAAGAGAAATAAAAGAAGAAACTGGTCTTGAAGTAGAACTTGAAGATCTGTTTTATCTTCCAGCCATTAGTTATAAAATGAAGCACGCTTTCTACGCTTGTAATAAAAGCGCAGGCAAGTTAGAGATTAATGCTAATGGTGTTCACGAACACGAAGCAGCAAAATGGGTTACCCAAAGTGAAATCACTAATATGGATACTGTTCCAGATATGTTAGAAGTTGTGAAAGAAGCGTTTAAGGTTGTGGGAAAATAAGATGACAATGAAGCTATTATTTGAAAACTGGAGAGGATTTTTGAACGAAGGAATGCAACAGATTGAGAATCTTCCTGAAGGGATTGGTGTACTCATCAATACGGAAAATTCTCCTGAAGAAATCCGCATCTCTTATGTAGATTTGCATACTGCCAGTCCTTCTAGTGAGCCGCAAGGAGAAGTGACAATCGGAAATACACCTCAAGAATATGCTGATTGGTATGGGGCTTGCTTGAATGCTTGGGTAGTAACTGGAGCAAAGGCTTCAAATGGTTGGGGACCTTTGTTGTACGATGTTGCTATCGAATGGGCTTCAATGAGAGGTTCAGGAGTTGGTTTAGCACCCGATCGTTCTTTAGTGAGTGATGAGGCATATGCTGTGTGGGACAAATATGCCCATAGAGGCGATGTTGAAGCGATTCAAATGGACAATCCAGAGAATGAATTAACTTCAGACGAGTCAGATAATTGCGCTCAAAACTCATCTGTTGCGGCAGCAAACAATCAAGGTGTAGAATGGCATCAAACTCCTCTTTCCAAAGTCTATAAGAAGAAAGGGGCTAAAATGATTAAAGCCCTTCAGGCTGCTCAGAAACTAGTTTTCAGAGAAGAAGGTGATCTGTGATTGTAATCAAGATTGGAAAAAAGTGTTCTGAGGATATTTTACCTGGCGGCTTAGCAGACAAGAATAGTCCTAGCGATTTTGATCCAAAACATTTGGCAAAGAGCACCAAAGTAGAAATGGAGCACGTTAACGATAAAAAAATTGCTCAAGAGATTGCGATGGATCACTTAACAGAAGATCCAAAATATTATGACAAATTGAAAAAAATAGAAACTGAATCTTTAGCAGATTCAAGAGTGAAGATTTATAGAGCCTTGCCTGCAACTACAACTGAAATACGACACGATGATTATGTTACATTGTCTCGTAAATTTGCAGGCGACCACGCAGTAACTTCAGCTGTTTATAATGAAGAGCCTTTTTATGTGGTTTGGGCTTTCGTAGCTAAAACAGATATTGTAGAAGCATCAAATCCTGGTGAATACAAATATATGGGAAAACCCTTTAAGGCTAAAGCGAGCCAAATAGCAAACGAAAATGGAGTCCTTAAGTGGTTAAAAATATGAATTCACTTGTTGAAAACTGGAAGGCATATCTTGAAGAATTGGTAGACCCAAGTTCTATTGATTTGTCTAGCTTTGCAATCAAAGATCAATTGAACCCTCAAGTATGGGTTGGTGGTCGTTTGCGTCCAGAAGTAAAAGAGCGCCTTATAGAGATTGCTAACGACTTCTTTGAAGCTCTAGAACTTCCTGATGTAGAGTTGAAGGATATCACCTTTACAGGTTCCTTGGCGAACTTCACGTGGTCCCAATTTTCTGATATCGACCTTCACTTGATTGTTGATTTTAACGAAGTTGACACAAACGTGGAATTGGTTAAGAATTGGCTTGATCAAGCTCGCGCAGTTTGGAACAAAAGTCACGATATTGAAATCGGGGGACACGAGGTAGAGATTTACGTACAAAACGAAACAGAACCTCACATTTCAACAGGTGTTTATTCGGTATTGAATGATGCTTGGTTGACAAAACCTGATAAAGAAAAACCTACAGTCAAATGGGATGAGGTTCAGGAAAAGGCTGCATCCTTGATGAACGAGATTGAAGAGGTTGAAAAGATGTTTTCGTCAGGTGAAACGGAAGCAGCTTTAGAATACGCAGAAAGACTTAAAGAGAAGATTCGCAAGTTTAGAAAGAGTGGACTGGAAAAAGGAGGCGAGTTTTCTGTTGAGAATATCGCGTTTAAAACCCTTCGCAGAAACGGATACCTTGAAAAACTGTCTAAACTGAAGGATGATGCATATGATCAAAATATGTCTCTTCAAGAGTCGCGTAAATGGCAAAGCTTTATGAATGAAGCAGCTGTTACGCCAGAACAGATTCCTCAAGGTTGGAAGTTCACAATTAAAGAACAACCGAATCGAGTGGTTGTTGTTTTGAAAGACCATAGAGACAAAGGAGTAGGTAAAGTTCTTATTCAAAATGATACCAGACTACCTTGCATTGATGCTCTCTCTGTTCTCTCCTCTTACGCACCGAAAGGATATGGTCCTTTGCTTTATGATTTAGCAATGGAACTTTCTGGAGATAGGGGCATTTATTCAGATCGCACCAGTGTAAGTGACCAAGCTCAAAAGATTTGGGAATATTATGAGCATCATAGGAGTGACGTAGAATCGTTTCATCCTCTTGAATTGATCGATACAACGGAATCAGAATGTGTGGAAGATATCACTTTTATGTTTGGAGAAGAATGGGAAGATGATCCACTTTCTAAAGTTTATAAAAAGAAAACTGACAAACTAGCTACTCTTGAAGCTCTCAGAACGGCAAACAAGATAACATTTGTCTAGTTATTGGAGCGAGGAAACACAATGAATCAATTATGGGAACAAAAATGGCGTTCGTTTAGAAAAACTGAACCCCAATCAGCACCGGAGTACAACAAACCAAAATCTATTGATGAGGGCGGTCCGCTTCTTAGAGAACTTACAGAATTTGAATATGATAAGGTTGCTCACGTTGTTGGAAATGTAGACGCTGATGACTTATCGTTTGACAACATTTTTCAAGGTAAAAAAAGAATTGTTATCCCTTTTGTAGCTGGTCCAACTGGAGAGTTAAATAAGATAATCACATATTTTGATAAAGCCGGTTACGAAATCGATTGGAACAATGGTCTAGTCGGAAAAGAGATAGAAACTCAGCGCGGGAAACAAATGCGCAAATCAAAGATTGGGAAATTTTTAAATAAAGCTATCTCTGTTCAAAAAAAGTTTGAAGCTTTGGCACTGACTCATAGCACTGCTGTTGGAAATGCACAAGCTCTTAGGAAAGAGGAAACAGAAGAAATAAAACAAAATCTTATTCGTCAAGGCGAAGGGGGGGGAAGTTATCGCATTAACCAAGAGGCTCGGAATATTTGGTTTGATAATGATAGAACTCCCGAATATAAAGTTATTCAAAAAACAATAGATGATTTTGAACTTAAAATGGATCAACTGCGCCGCAAAATTAATGATGAATTTGGTTCTTTTGTTTCTGCAAGAGAACTTGAAGCTATGCTTAAGTTTTGGAACGAAAAAGGAGACTTTTATCGCCAGAATCCTCAAGCAATTCAAGGCGAGGAAGGCAAATATTCACTTGTAATTACTCGTGCGCCGATTGATGTTCTTCGAATGAGCGATTTTGACGACATTACTTCGTGTCACAGCCCTCCCAACCGTGGCTCGCCGAATGGCGGGGGTTATTATGCTTGTGCAATAGCTGAAGCTAATGGTCACGGTCCTATTGTATATGTTGTAGAGAATGTTGACATTCCAGAAGATTTTGATTGGGAAGAAGACGAAGTATTTACAGACGATCATCGCGGAGTGAATGGGGTAGAGCCTATTTCTAGACTTAGAGTTAGAAAATTCGTAGACCCAGATAAAGAAATAAGTTTTGCTATTCCAGAGCTTAGAACTTATGGTAGAAAATTTCCTAATCTTGGAAATGCGGTTAATAATTTCTTTAGAAAATCTCAACCAGAAATAATGGCTAATCCTCCTTCTGACAAATTGTATAAATTGGAACGATATGGCGGCTCATATTCGGACAATACAGATGATAATCTTTTTAGAAGATTTTTCGACAATTCTATTGCATATACTGGTAGTGCAAATCATCTAAATGACGATGAAGAAGAAGAATATGATGATGAGGAAGAGGCAGATTTAGAAGCTGAATATGAAGCAGAATGCGAAGGAATTGATGCTCAATACAACAATCATCATACTCTTGAACACGCTTACGCAAGCTATGAAATTGAAGATTATGGTGACGGCGTAGCCGTCTTTATGAACGGCGGAATGTCTATTGAGATTGATGAAGATGAAATGATCAATACTTTGCCCGATTGGAGAGGTCAGAACGAACTTTCAAAGCAGATTCAGGGTGAGTTAGATGTGTCTGTGAATGATATAAATTTTCAAGAATTTAACGGCTCACTTCACGTTCAACTAGATGCTTATACGAGCAACATCTATGAAAATACTCCATCAGCTTATGAAGATTTTCTGAGATATAACGTTAAAGAATTAGATGATGGATATACTCAAATTTTAGCAACTGTTCGAAAAGTTTTAGTTGCGAATAAGATTTTAGCACAAAACGCATTTGGAAGCCTCACGCTTGATGCCGAGGCACTTGATGATATTGGAGATAAATATAAACACTTTGACATAGAATATCACGATGGTGAACTTACTATCGATCTTAAAGAAGAATCAAAAATTCCTATTGACGTATCGCTTATTGTTGAGTTAAACAAAGAACTGGAGGGAACCCCTCAAAATGATGATGCAAAATACAACGATTCTGTTCTCAGAGCAGGTCGACACAGTTTAAAACATTTTATTAAAACTCTCGAAGCAGACGGCTTTAAACATCAAGTGTGGTCAGGTATTGTCAGAATGATTGAGAATGCAGCTAAACAGATTGATCTTCCAGGTTTAGAAAATGACGTAAATAACGAAGTTAGCATTAAAATGCCTTTTGAAGATTTGAGTTTTTCGCCAGCAGGCAGGGGAATTACCCAAAATAATATTACAAAACCTTGGATTGCTTATACTGATCTGACAATGACTCTTACAGGTCTTGAAGAAAACGAAGATGTCATCATTGCAGTGAAGCTTATCGAATATATTGACGAACATTTTGAACGTGTTGCGGAATTCGTTAATAAAGAATTCAACAATTTTGCTAAAAGCGTAAACGATGCGATAAATAATGTGACCAGTTTATTTGAAAAAGAAAATATGGTAAATGAAGTGTTAAAAAGTATTCAGCCAAAAACGAAGAAAATAGTTATTGGTTTGCAAAGAAAAAAAACTAGTTAAAGATATGAAGATGTTAAAAGCTATATTTAGTGGTATTCTGTTGTTGGGGATGATTTCTTGTTCAAATTTGTCGGATGTCTCGACTTGTGGTCTAGATTATGAACCAATTCCCGGTTATAGTAATGCAGGTCAAAAGGTGATTGGAGATTACTTCGACGCAGAAAGAACTTCTATAGCTATGGATATTTTTTATGACAAGTGGGTTGAAAAATCAGAAGATTACGACGAAGTAGCATCAATTTTGTCAGGTGTTTGTGTTAAGTGGGAGCCTTATCCTTGGATTGTAGAAAGTTTAGGAAATTATGAAGATGGGGTACCTAAGCGTGCTGCTGGCTTAACTGAATCTAGACGATTAGTTAGAGTGTTTATCGGAGAAAATGAAGATAGTTTGGGAAATGAAATAGAAAGAACAATTTCGGCAACTGCCTTGTGGCACGAATTAGTTCATTTAACGCTTTGGAACTTGAATGATGAACCAGACCCAGATCACGAAGGTTCTTCTTATAGTGGTTGGGAAACGGACGAAACTCAGGTAATCATCGATTCTAGAATAGAAGGAAACCATTTGGGAATTTAAAAAAATGTATGAAAAGAAACGTATAAATGAAACTAAAAACTTTCTCAAAGGATGGGGAACTTATCTCAACGAAGCAGGCGGTCTCGATGGAGTCAACCGTTCTAAAATTGCTCAACTTCTTAAGCGCCTAGGTAAAAGCGAACAACCTCCTCCGATTCCAGATGATGCTATGCCTGCTGATGGCGCGGATGATGACAATGTTGTAGATGATGTTGATGTAATAGATTCAGGAAACGATCTTTCTATGGGACAAATAATGGTCGTTTTAAATCAGTTGCGCAATACAGGCGGTCTATCATTTGAGGATTTGGGAAATGATCTGCTTAATCAAGTGAGAGATTCTATTAAAAAAACTATTACAACTTTAGCTAAAAGACCAGGTGTTCGTTCAAGTGACATAGCTCAAGATAAACAAAACATCGAAGAGGTTGGCGGCAGAATCTTAAAACGCCTTGAAGTGGCATTTGAAAAACTCTTTCAACCAAGGGCGCTTGTGAATCTTCAAGAAGTCCTTCAGGTTATTGAAAGCGAGGAACATAAAGTTCTTAAAGAGCACAAAAAACTTATTATAAGGATTAAAGACTGACATGAGTGATGACGTGCTTAAAGATTTGTCTGATCAGTTTTACCCCTATGCTCAACAGAAAATGGGGTTTGACAAGCCAGTTCAAATAAATTACTTGAATGATCCACAAAATGCTGAAGATCCTCTTGGAAAAACTGCATACTACGATCCAGAAGCTATGGAAATCTCACTTTTTGTTGATGGAAGGCACCCAAAAGACATCCTTCGTTCTTTATCTCACGAGTTAGTTCATCATACACAAAATTGTCGCGGCGAGTTTGCAAACGGCTTTATAGCAACAGAAGGGTATGCGCAAGAAGATGAACATCTCCGCGAAATGGAACGCGAAGCATACGAACAGGGCAATCTTGTTTTCAGAGACTTTGAAGATGAGTTTAAAGCTAATAAAAAAAAGAAAAGTTTAAAGTTAGAAATTAAAATTAACAGAGGAAAGAAATTATGTCTAAGTTAGAAGATCATTTTGATATTCGCAGAATCAAGCTTAATAAACAATTGATGGATAAATATGGCTATAAGCCAAAAAAAGATACCAACAAGGAAGTTCTTAAGAACGAACCCAAAACAAACAAGGAGAAAAAATAATGACATCACCAAAACAACGCAAAAAGCGACGACTTTTGAGAGCGTTACAAGAACTACAAACAGCCGCACCTGAAGTGGTTGAAGTCGCGCCAGAGGAGCCAAAGAAAGCTTTACCAGAAGTAAAGAAAGAAGTTCCAAAAGTAGCAGCTAAGAAGGCTCCTAAGAAGCCAGCTGCTAAACCTGCAAAGGTGTCAGCGAAACCTGCCAAGAAGGCAGACAAGCCAGCTGAGGATTCTGTAGAGGCATCTACCAAAGCTACCAAGGAGTAGAAGATTGTGCCCGACTTCAGAAAAATGACCAAAAAGTTTCTTTTAGGAGAAACTAAAAGTAAAGAGCCAGGAATGATGAGTCATCTTCAAGCTCTTGAAGAGACGCTCGGCTTATTGCAGCCTCGCTCTAAATCCGATTCCCGTCGCGTTGAGATTGCGCGGGAACATTTGCGTGGAATGAAGCGTCAATATCGTCGCATTATACAAGAGAATAAAAAGTTGCAAGAAAAGGTTAGCCTTTTAGAGGAAGAAAAAGCAAATGCACTCATTGAAGAAGATTATAAATGAGGGCGGCGCCGCTGCCGTTGCTCTAACAAATAAAAAACTAGCTCCACATCCAAACAATGCTGAAAGAGATTTGCAATATGGCAAAATCTCGGATGCTGAGCTGGATTCTATTTTTCCTAGAGAATATGGAACTATGACAGATGCTTCTGACGATACATACGTTGGAAGGATTTTTCACGCTCTTGGTTCGCAAGGATTGATAGACACTTCTCATTCTCCCTCATATTCGATGGGCTCCACACGTCTGGCAGCACTCAAAAAATATGGTCGTGGTTCTATCGGGCTAGACAAGTATGAAACTGATGACGTAATCGCAACCGTAAGCGGAAAAAAGACTGAATATGGTGATTTAGATATTGATCTTCTTTTTACTGGCGACAAAAAGTCTATTGCCAACGCAATTGAAGCTATTGACCCGTCTGTTTATGCAGCAGCAGCTGGAGGTCCCAAAGCTGTTGCTGTAGCTATTCGAATTGGAAACAAAGTTATCCAAGTAGACTTGGTTGATATCTCTGAAGGTCAAGCGGCACAGGACTTTCTTTGGAAGAGCAGTTTTGTAGACTTGGCAGCTGGAGTTAAAGGTGCTTTTTCTATTATTTTGCTGCGAGCAGTAGCTTCTGTTATGGAAATTGGTCCTAGTGATACCCTTGAGTCTCTTATTCAATATGCTCAAGACAATCCAGAGTCTCGATTTGCCAAAGATTTCAATAAAAAGCTAAAACTAAATTATCAACCAGTTGGTTCGCGCTTTTCTCTTGGTTCAAAAGGTTTAAAGCTTATTGTAGATTTAGAAAAGCCAAGTAAAAAAGATCCTAACAAAAAAACTCAATCAAAAATCGATTTTGAAGATGCAGTGCGTCAAGGATACGAAGATTTAGATGAATTGGCGCAAATAATTCTTCAAAATCGAAATGCTGACTCATCTACGATTTATAGTGCAACGAAACTAGCTAGTTTTATCAAAAAACACGTCCCTCAAAGCAAAATCAATCTGATTTGGAGCGCTTTTCTAAAAAGTACTAAAGATACGCTTGAAGGAAAAATCGATCAACACGATTATGAGACTGGAATGGCTTTTTTGGGCAATTTACTCGGAACTGAGTGGACTCCTGAAGCAGCTGCAACCTTAAATGAAGCTCGTGAAGATATTGGGCGATTTATTGGTAAAAATAAGTTCTCCAATAAGAATATGCTGTTGCTATTGAGGGCTTTGGTTTCCGAATCGGGCAACGAAGGAAAGACCAGTTTTGATATTAAGCTTTCAGAAAATCCAGCGGTTGATATGGTTGAGAAAATGGATTCATCGTTCAGTCACTTTGGTATCGACCCAGAAGGCAAGTTCTTTATGGAAACCAGCAATAGCGGTCCTGTAACGAAAGAGAACTTGGAAGAAAAGTTCGGAACTAAGCCAGAGTTTTTCCACGATATCTATGAATCCTTCAAATGGTTGTCCAACAGTAAAGAGGTTCAAGGTTCTCTTCAAGAAATTTTCAAACAAATCGGACCAATTAGATATGATGCTGAACTCTTTCCAGTTTTGACTCACGAAGGTGATGCTTCAGGGAATATTGTATTCGTTGGCACACCTTATTCGAGAGAGAAGCTTGGAAGAGTTGGTGGTTTCGTAGTATTTAAAGCTCAAAAATGGAGTCCTGAAGAGCTTAGTTGGTATCGACCAGAACCAGCAGAGAACGTAGCTTTGGTGAAGATGATTAAACAGTCTTCTTTCTCAGGCAACTGGGCTGGAGATTGGAGAGTTTATACCAACGAAGAAGATATGAAACACAACGTCACGCTTCACGTTGAGTTTGATGAGTTGTTGTCAAGCTATTTGAGCAGTGAAGAGAGCTTCAATAAAGCTCTGGCACTTGTCTCTACACGTAAAAACAATCCCGATAAGGATGAACTGCTCTTTTCTCTAAACAGAATACGTGAGGTGTTGCAAGATAAGCTTAATTCTTATGCTTCTGGAGCTGAATCTATTCTAGGTGGTGAAGGCTCTTACATCGAAGGCGTTGTCCTCCGAGTAAAGAAGAACAATGGTGATATTTTCGAAGCAAAAGGGACTTCATACAAGTTTGATGAGCACAAGGAAGAACTTTGGGAGGATCGCGTCAATGTACTTAATCTTACCAAGACTTTTGAAAAGAAACTAATGATTGAGGTTCTAGAACTTAGAACTGATCATCCAGCAACATTGAACAAAGCAATCAAGCAAGTGTCCCTTGAGTTTAACGCTACCTCAAGCGGCGATGAAGCGAAGGTGGAGTTTATTAGAGAGCTGTTACCTGTTATCACCGACAAGACAACTGGGTTTGATAAAATAAAACCTGAAACAATCAACCTAATCAATGAAACAGAAGCTCTTTACAAAGAACTCCTTCAGCAGTTTGAAGCGAACAAGCCAAATCTCGATCCTGACACTATCAGGAAAACCCAAGCTTTGTATGACTCTTCTGCTGAGTCTCTAAGTAAGTACAAAGCAGCTGCCAGCTCTACTCTTGAGAGTATGTCTTATTTCGTATACCTTATTGGTTTAACACTGAACAGAAGAATCGACAGATTTGTGAATTTTGGAAGAACTAAGCCACGCCCAGAGAAGAAAGATGTTCCTAAAGTTATCTTTTGGAATGGCAGGGCTCAACCTTGGCACAAAGGTCACGATGCTATGGTGCAGAAAGGCAAAAGTATGCTCAATACACTTGATGCTGAAGCGGTAATGATTATGATTGTCAAAGGTGGTAAAGCTTCTCAAGACAAATCGGTAAATCCATTGTCAGAGTCAGATCAAATCAACTTGATTAGTGCAATCTACGAAAATGATCCGCAAGTTATCGTTTCAGACAAGATTTTGAAGCGTTCATTCATTGGAGAGATTGCAAATGTTGTCTACAGCACTGGATATGAGGTTGTAGGTTGGCTTGCTGGTGCAGATAGGATCGATAGCTACAGAAAAGGATTGAATTCTTTTAATCCCGAAATGTGGGAAAAAGATCACGCTTATTCGCCATTTGACGCCGACGATGCTGGACACTCCACAGTTAAGATGATCGAGACTCCTCGCGTCATGAGCGGAACCAAGGCGCGTGAGCTAGTGAATCAGGTAGAGGTTCCTGAATGGATTGATGCTGTAGCTCCAGATGGTATTGGGGAAGCTGCTCAACAAGCTTATGTCGAAGTTTATGACAAACTTCGAAACCCTGAGCTTTCTGAAATAGTGTTTGATGCTCTTGAAGAGATGTCATCAGCTGGTGGTGGTGCTGTTAGTGGTTATCCTGGTGGTTTCAAAGACCCAGACGCAGATGAGGGCACTCTAATCAGAGAAGAGGAAACAGATGGTGACGAACTACTTAATACAGAGGTAAATGAAATGGATCGTGAAGTATTTATGAAAGAAATGCAACTTAGGAAGTTTATTCGTCGTGCAATCAATATTGTCGAGAGTAAGAATCAAAAACAGCGCTTTTTGCAAGAATCTAAAGTGCGAAAGTACGTACGAAAGCTTATTCTTGAAGCAGAAGAAGATCATCCTCACGATTCTACCGGTATCAATGTTCTGGAAGACCTTTTGAAGAAAATCATCCCAGTATTTGAGAAAGATTACAAATCGCTCACTACGGATGCAAACCAACGTAAATCTTTCCGTTCTCACGTTATCAATGCAGTGCAAAATTCTCTTGCTCCTTCACGAGCTGAGATTAGTATTAATCCAGAAGCTCCACAAGGACCTGCTGTAGGGATGACTGAACAGGAAGATGAACTTGAGATGGATATTCCTACTGAAAGGGATCTTGATCCTAAATTTATCGATATTGATCCAGCATCTAAAGAAGCTCCAGAAATTGCTCCAGAAGAGAAGTTTGGCATTCCTGGTGAAGACGAAACAGGACGTAATGTCGCTATGAGAAGTTGGGATCAAGTAGAAACTTCAGTTATTGATGCCTATAATGTTTTGTCAAATGCACAGGATCGGGAAATGTTTTATGATTATCTTATTACAAATCTAAAACTATATTTCGATAAAATGGAAGAAGAACTTTCTCCAGGTGTTCAGGAACCTGAGTCAGAAATCTATCAGCAACAAAAAACAGCAGAACAACCTTCTTCTGATTTTAATCTTTAACTTTCCCCTTGACATCTTAAACTAGAAATGTTAGATCTATGACTTGATCATTAGACAAGAGAACACTTGATCTATTTTTTCTTATTTGATCTATAATATTACTGATCAATTGGTATAGTGTTCTATACGTTCAAATCCAAGGAGAAATAATGACTATTAGAGATGATTATGAAGAAATCGGAGCAAGCATTGGAAGGCTCATTCAAGAAAAACAAGCAGCGTACGGAGATTCATTTAACCGGTCTAACGAAATTCTACGGGTTCTATATCCTGAAGGTGTTACACCAGATAAGTATCGTGATTTCCTAGCTGTAACGAGAGTTATTGATAAGCTATTCAGGATCGCTACAGACAGAGACGCACTTGGAGAAAGTCCGTGGCGTGATGTTATGGGCTATGCGCTTTTGAGTCTTGCTCACCAAGAAGAAGAGAGAGTGATTTCATTTACACCCGATGAAATAAAAAAGGCTGTAATAAGTGAATATGAAGAAGTTTATGGCGTAGAAACTCCTCCTAAGATTGCCCCTGCCCCTCGCGGCGGTCGGCAACAGAAAGGTTGGGCTCAACAACAAACAGCCACCGCTGGTCAGACCACTACAGTAGTTAATACAGAAGTGCCTGCCGATCATAAGAAACGTTAATAGTGGTTTGGACTCCAAAGAAAAAAAAGTTTGGCAAGAACAGATATTATTCAGTAGCCAAGTTGTTGCGAAGGCAAAGAAAAACTTCTCCACAGTTTGAAGTAATGCTCAGCAGCCTTTCTCTTGAAGAAGTGATTGCCCTGAAACTTGAGTTGGCAGCTCAGGCTTCAGGGTCTCCTCTTTACGGTGTTCCTCTTTGGAAGAATTTAAATTTTATCGTTAGAGATGCTGTTATTAAATATGCTCTTTCAGCTACTCGTACTAAACACGAAGCAGCTCGTTTTTTGGGAATGGATATAAGTCAGTTTTGGTTAAGGCAGAAATATTATCAAACAGAAAGTTATTTTAACAAAGAAAAAGAAGATGATCTGTAGAACTTTTTTTTCTTTGTCCGTTTAAAGAGATAGAAAGCTAGTTAGCTTCACAAGAGATAGAACAATGAGTAAAATACAAGGGATTTCTGGTTTTAGTATGTCACAGGTCACAAGATCGGTGGGTACAGCTGCGCGCAACGATATCGAAGAAAAAAATAGCCCTTGATTTGAACGTTTAACAACCGAAAGAATCAAGGGACTCGAAAGAGTCCTTTTTTATTAGATACTTAGGAGAAACACAACAATAGGCTTGACAAATAGCGCGCCGCCTGCTACAATGCGTTGGACTTAGGAGAAAGAGATGAAATTACAACCTATTTTTGGTAAAATGCAAAGAGATGGTAAAAATAAGAATGGATTGATGATGTTTAAATGCTTAGAGTGTGGACGTAGGTCTTCTTGGGCAAGGCAAGAACATAATCACCCAGAGGTTGAAGAAAAGTAAGAAATATGCGCCCAAAGTGTCAAGAGGCTCTGTATACCTGTTTTGTACTCAGGAGGACCGAGTTCGAGACTTGGTGGGTGCTCCAAGAAGATGTGGAATAAGGTGATAACCACAGTTAAATAAAAACGACCTACTATGGGGGATCCATGGTTTCGACAGAGTAAGGAGAATGATTCATACAAGGAAGCCAGCCAACAAATGCTTTAAATCAGTGTTGGAAAGTATAACTGCAAACGATAATGTTGAACAGTTCGCTCCTATTGCTCTAGCAGCGTAGAAAGCTGGGCGTCAACTGCCTGGGAACAGAAAGTTGAAAAGAGAAGAATGAATGGTAGAATGGAATGTCAGTTGCTGGACTCAAACCAGCTAACCTTGTAAGTATTTGAATTATTTGAGTTATTTTGGACAGCGGTTCGACTCCGCTATCCTCCACCAGAGTGAAAGCCAGCAAGAACTAGGCTTGACGCATCGGAGAGACGATGATTTATAGGTTCGTAACTCAGAGGCAGAGTGCTACTTTTACACGGTAGAAGCCGAGATTTCGAAATTCTCCGAACCTACCATAGGCGTGCAGTGAAGGGCGGGATTGACTATCGTCCAGTTCATAGCCTAGTCAGCAATGAATCCTGACACTGCACGCCAACGATTTTAAGAGATGGCTTGACAAGCCTAAAATGATCTGTTAGAATGTTAGAAAAGAAAAGGAGAAAATTATGGGCACCGAACCAACGTGGTAAACAAATAGTGGCTTAGAGATCGAAGAGTCGAAATATCTGCCTGTCGAGCAGAATCAAACAGGTTCGAGTCCTGTCTAGGTCGCCATCCCGTTAGCAGAGACGGGCAAGATGAGTTCGAGGTCTGACGGCATTTCCACGCTGCTCACTCATCAGGGATACGATACAACAACCGCCAAGTGGTGTATCCTGGGTAATGCTGATAGTTGTTAAATTTTTGGGGTATGGGTCTGCCTGGGGTGGACACCTCGCTTGCACCGAGGATCTCAACAGGGTTCGAGTCCCTGATACTCCACCATTGCGTTAGGGAATCCACACTGGGGACAGTGCCCGCGCAATCAAATTACCTCGCGTTGGTTTAAAATTGATGCGTTTTTAAGGGAAAACGCGCTCGCTCCTCGCGGAAGCTTAGAGATTGAACGAGCATATACGATCTGAGGATGTTTTTTAGATAAGCCACTGGCGGCGGGTTGAAGCTCTTCGGAGATTATCCAAAGTAACTAGCTTATGACGGGAAAGCCACCGTGTGTTCGGCTTGACAAGGTACGGAGAGACGTCGCATTTGTGGGTGTGTAGCTCAGCCAGGTTAGAGCAGTCGTCTGATACGCGAAAGATCATAGGTTCAAATCCTATCATACCTACCACAGCGGAAGACGTTGGTTCGATTCCAACTATCACAACCATAGTGATATCGTTTAGTGGAAGGATATCCGCACCATTTTAAGGAAAAAGAGTGACAAACTTGGAAAAAAGCATTGCACGCATTAGCAAATGAAGAAGCCTAGATTTCCTGAAGGGAGAGTAATTAAAGAAGGCGGAAAGCATACAGATTATTGTGGATGCAATGACTGCCGATTAGTTGAAAAGACTAAAGAAGAATTTCGTAGGGCATTGTTTTTTGCCCGAATAGAGGAGAAGAAGAGATGTTAGAAAGTGACTTTATTTTTGGGCTGAAAGCTCAAGTGGTCGGAGCGCTGGTTTGAAACGCCTGAGATTAGAGGGTTCGAGTCCCTTTTAGCCCACCAATTAGTCTATAGTGAACGATGGACGTTCAGTGCTCTCATAAGGCACGGAGAAATCACCACTGGTTCGATTCCAGTTATAGGCACCAAAGGAGAAGGTTTTAAACTTTGCACTCCTTAAAAAATGCAAGGTTATTGTCGCGGGTTGGTGTAGTCCGGTCTAGCATTTTGGGTTCATGTCCCAAAGCCGTCAGTTCAAATCTGGCACCCGCAACCAACATCGAAAGCCGTAGATGTAGACTAGGTTTGACACTGGGAGAGACTGGAACTGTGGCGTGGTAGGATAACTGGAATAGTCCCCCTGATTTTCACTCAGGATGATGCGAGTTCGATTCTCGTCCACGCTACCAAAACAAGGAGAAGACAAGATGGATGATTTGGAGTTGTATTACCTCGAACGAGGAACGCGAATTATGAAGGTCAAGGAAGAAGCAAAGGTTCTTTTGAAGGAATACTCAGACATCCTTGAAACTTCTAAGCCAGAAATCAAGAGCAACCTTAATGAGTTTGCTTTAGAAGAGGCTGGTATTAAAATCACTGATATGGTGATTTACGATGAAGGCTCTATTAGTCTTGAATTTGGGAAGATGGTAGATTAAAATGTTTAAGTGTCTTAACGATTACCCTAGTGAAGTTCAACCTCAGCAAACGCTGGACGTTGTTCAATACTGTAGGGATATGGTCTAACTGGTAAGACACTTGATTTTGATTCAAACCGATGTGGGTTCGACTCCCTCTACCCCCACCATTAATGCCGATTTGCTTAGTGGACTAAAGCGGGGCACTCTGAATGCTCTATCATCGGTTCGAATCCGATATCGGCTGCCACTATGAATAAACTGACACCAGAAAAACTTGAAGAACTAAAAGAAGAGGGTCGCCAGCTCTCAAAAGAGTTAGATAAGCAAATAAGACAAATGTGGAACATTCCCGAAGAACAAATGAAAAGAAGGTGTAATTGTGGGAAATGTTGTTGATATATTTAAGAATACTTTAAAGGAGCCAAAAGAAGGAAAAATTAAGCCTGCACATGAGGATGAAATTTCCATCTTAAATATGGAACAGATTCAGAGAATCTTTTATGAAGCTTTAATTTCGCAAGAAGAAAAGCCACCATCTGAAGAAGATTTGATTTCTATTTTGTGTTGGGCGCGTGAAACTACTATCAGAGTAGGCATTTTGAACTTGATTTACCAAGGAGAAGTAAAATTTAAATGGTGTAATAAAGAAAAAGATCTTATAGTTGAAAAAATAAAAGATAAATAGGTATGGAAGTTGTCCGGCATGGACGAGGACACCGGTTTGAACCCGGCTGCGGCTTAATCTCCGTCAAGAGTTCGATTCTCTTAGCTTCCGCCAGTCCCAGAGAACTACTTGCTACCCAACTTGGACGGGAAAAAACGTAGTGACAGATTGGAGAGACGATCGCGAGTTAAGGGTTGGCAGAGTGGTTTAATGCGACCTCCTACAGGGAGGTGTCCCGAGACGGACCGTGGGTTCGAATCCCACACCCTACACTCATTTTACGGAAGGCTGACAGAGTCAGGTTGAATGTAGCGGGTTGCTAACTCGTAGGTTGTGAAAGCTTCCCAAGGGTTCGAATCCCTTGCCTTCCTCCAAAAACAAGAAGCAGAACTTGTCAAATCTGTGTGTGCGTCGTCGGTCTCAATGGTGGGACATCACCCTTCCAAGGTGAACATCAGAAGGGTTCGATCCCCTTACGACGCTCCATTTGCGAGAGAGTATCTATGGTTGATTGTCTCGTTGCCAACGAGAAGCTTGCGAGTTCGAATCTCGTCTCTCGCTCCACACGCCTTTGTAGCTCAGTCAGGTAGAGCGTTCCCTTGGTATGGGAAATGTCGTTAGTTCAAATCTAATCGGAGGCTCCAATATTATGAAAGTTTTAGTTTGTGGCGGTAGGAAATACGACGATCAGGAATATGTGTCACAAGTTCTTGATATGATTCACAGCGATTATCCCATTACTTGCGTTGTACACGGCGCAGCAACAGGTGCCGACACATTTGGAGAATCTTGGGCAAAAGCAACCGGTATTGCTTTTAAACCCTACCCAGCAGATTGGGATACTTTCAAACACGCAGCAGGTTCAATCAGGAACGCTGAAATGCTAAAAGACAACCCAGATATCGAGCTAGTTATTGTGTTCCCAGGCAACAACGGAACCAATAATATGCGAAACAAAGCAGAAAAAGCAGGCATTAACGTGTACTGCGCATAACCCAAAAGGAGTAAAGAATGGAAGAAGTAAAAGAAGTTCAGAAACAAGGGAAAACTTGGAAGAATTCAGCTTATAAAGCTACATTTGAAGAAGCAGACGCTATTCGTATTGAACGCCTTCTAGAGCCTGGTACAGAGGCTAAGGTTAAATGGCTTGAATCAGAGAATAGGTTCGTTGTAAAGGTCCGTAGAGACCCCATTATAGAGGCATCTGAGAAGCTTTTCGGAGGCAATGCTAAAAAGAAGGGCAAGAATAAGAAGAAAGGTAAGCGCAAATAGACTTGACAAAAATAAAATGCTATGCTAGAATGGGTAAGCATTGAGCGCCTAGGGAGGACGGTGTCCTCAGCGGGACTTATAATCCGCGAAAGTCGGCTCGTACCCGAATGGGCGTACCAAAGAAAGAGAGATAAGATGTCTAATACATATTTCATCACTACAAATCAGCATTTTGATTATGAAGAAGTGATAAAGTCAGTAAATGACACTTTGAAGCGTCTTAAATATGACGATGTTGTTCACGTTTCGACAATAGATTTGTTTGATCAAATAAATATTGTAATGCCAGGAGTATCTTGTGCATTCTTTATGATGTCAAAACGAAGGATTGAATATTCATCGCCACGAGGCGCCTTCGCGCAATGGTTGGTAACCTCTATCGAGAACGACATTGCACTGAAATACAACGGCTGGATGGGTGATGAGAACGAGAGATGGCGAGGAGAACATAATAAATATCCAACATATGAAAGTTGGATTGCAGCAATGACTTCTCATATAGAAGATAATGACTTGCGCTTTTTATTGTCTGAGAGAATGAGGCAAGAAGCACCAAAGAAAGAGAGCGAATAATGAGTAAAGATTCACGAACGAAAACAGAACGAAAGTATTACATTCAACATTTCAAGAAGCCAAACTGGCTTGATTGTCGAAAAATGAAAGGCGTTCAAGAGGTGTTTGGCAGCCCCGAACACGCAAAGCAAATGATGGACAAAGTGATGACGCATTTCAATGACTTTGTCCCAATGAACTATCGACTTGTTGAGCGAACGACCATCGTGATTGATGAGCCGCTTGAGAAGTTTGGAAAAGGTTGGTAAATATGCGCCGGTAGTCAAACTGGATTGGCACTTGATTACGGATCAAGATTAATGTGGGTTCGAGTCCCGCGCGGCGTGCCAAATATGGGGGGCGATAGTGTAAGTTGGTATGCACGCCTGCAAGGACGCTTGAGGAAGCGAGGATTAATTACCCTTGTGACTGCGGGAAGGTTTGTAGGTTCGAACCCTACCGTCCCCCACTATTTCACGGAGAATAGATGAATCTAAAAGATTTTAGAAAGAAGTATGAAGAGAAGCTCGGATACTTTCAAAAAGAAAAAACAAACGCACGTTCTAAAGGTAGAGTTATGAATTGCAGGACTGCAATCAAGATTGTTGACGAACTGCTAACTGACCTTGGTGATCTAGAAGAGCACATTGACGCTTCTTATATGGAATTTGAAGAACTAGTTGATGAATAAATATGGACAGGATCCCGAACGATTAGGGTCTGGATTGCAAACCCAGTATTAGTGAGTTCGATTCTCACCCTGTCTTCCACTTGAAAGAAAAATGAGATGAACAAAAAGTACCATCCACTACAACAGATTTACAAGGCAAAAGGTGATCGCCCAAGGTTTCGTTCAAATGAGATTGTCAAACTTCTTTTGAAGCTTGGACCATTCGATTTAAACAAGCTTCATAACTTTAAACTATCTGATGAGGATTGGCTCCAGTTTTATCAACTCATTGGTTATTCGGTTGATGGCTTTGCAGAACTTAACAAGTCTCAAAATAATCCAGAAGTGATTGAAGAAGCAGACAGAATTGTTGAAGAGTATGGGCTTTAGGTATGCGCCACGCGACGGATTCGCAGATTCGGTTTCTACCCTTATCGTTCTAGGTTCGACTCCTAGGTGGCGTGCCATTTTGCCCTCTCTAAGGGATTTTAGACCTAGCTTTCCTAAAGCCGGTGGAACAGTTCGACTCTGTTAGAGGGTGCCACAAAGGAGAACAAATGACTAAAAAAGAACTCAAGAAAGAGAACAAGAAACTTAAGAAGAAGCTCGAAAAGCTTGAGAGATTTCGTCGAGAAGTTCAGGGAACTAAACGATGAAGAGAACTGAGTTTATAGACGGCAAGCCTGTAGCAGTTGAAGTTGATGTTGTAGAAGAGGCGTTCAACAAGTGGTGGGAACAATATTGTTTCTACAATAGTAATTACAATGCTACACTAACAATACGCGAAGCTTATAAGGCAGGTTTTCAAGCTTGTCAAAATATTAACAACCCAGACGTAGGAATATAAATGAATGAATTTTTGAGTGAAGTATACGGTGATTTGGAAAAAGAACTTAAGCAAATTTGTGATTATGAGGTTCCAGAAAATTACGTAGCTCCTTTTAATCCAAGTTCAATGCAAATAAGTAGCGTTTTTCAATTATTGAATAAGCAACATTTGGGTAATTTCTCCGCACCAGGCGCAGGAAAAACTCTTGCTGCTATTTTGAGTAGTTGTAAACTTGATGCTAAGTTGACCGTGATCTTTTGCCCGAATAACGTGGTTGGAGATAATGGATGGGTGAAAGAGTTGGCAAAATGTCTCCAAGCGGACTCTTATGAGGTTCAGCTTAAGACTTGGAGTCCTGTTTGGAAGTCTAAAAATAAGCCAAGGTATTTGATTTTAACTTATGAAGGAGGCTTGCAAGCAGAAGATTCATCATTGCAAGCCAAAACTTTTCTAGAAGAAAACAAAGTAGATTTTCTCGTTTTAGACGAGATGCATTATGCCAAGCGCCGCTCTGAAGAAACTTCTGCTCGTCACGATGTTTTGATGAACTTCCGAATTCAAGCAGGAGAAGATAATCCAGATCTGCATGTTTTAGGGATGACTGCTACTCCTGTTGTCAATAATCTTACAGAAGGGAAACACACTATAGAAATGATCAAGGGTGAAGAGAACGATTCTCTTGAAACGAGGAAAACCCTCGACAATGCCATGAAAATGCATCAAGAGTTTTCTCGTTGTAGTCTACGTGTTATTCCAGATTATGAAATAGAATGCGAAGAATGTGATATTCCAATTAAAGGCGACTCACATTTGGAAGAATTTCTCTCTTTGGGAGATAATCCAACAGAAAGTAAGGTCGATAGATTACTTACTGAGATTAAAATGTCAACTATTTTGGAGAATCTTGTTCCAAAAACCATCATCTATACTCACTACGTAGATGGAATCGTTTCTTTGTTGAAAAAAGAAGTTTCTGCTGCTAATTGGACAGTAGGAGTTTACACAGGTGAAGATAAAAGTGGATTGGAAGGTTTTTGGAAGGGAGATATTGATGTTTTGATTGCAAGTAGCGCAATTGCAACAGGAGTTGATGGTTTGCAAGACATTTGCGATCGTATTATTATCTCCAGTTTGCCTTGGACTAATGCGGGCTATCAGCAGCTGGTTGGTAGGGTTTATAGAAAAGGACAAAAGAAAAAAGTTGATATCTTTCGGCTTCTTGTTTATGTTACTGATCCAGAGACTGGCGAAGAACGATCTAATGATCGACGAAGAATGCAAATCATCGAAAACAAGGAAACTATTGCTGATGCTGTGCTGGATGGCTCTATTGGTAGAGACGCAGAGGAAAAAATCACTCAAAAGAAAGCAAAGAGAGCATTTGTTAAGTGGACTCAAAATATTGCTAAGGGAGACGTGAAGACTCATGTTGTTACTCCTCTTGAGCCAAAATGGGATGCCACTAATCGAAAAGGTGATAAGTGATGAAGATTAAGTTAAACAATCTGACAGTAACTCATCCAGAGCTATGTAAAAATTGGAGCCCTAAAAATGAAAAAGGACCAGAGCATTATACAAAGAGGACAGCAAGAGAAGTTTTTCTTGATTGTCCCACTTGTAAATGTGAATATCTAACTAAAGTTGCAAATCTAACGAGGGTTAAGGGTGAAACTTGTCCGAAATGTCGAATTGTTAACAACCTAACAACAACTCACCCAGAACTTTGTAAGGAATGGAGCCTCAAAAACGAAAAAGGACCAGAGCACCATACTGCCGGTGAAAATAAAAAAGTTTGGTGGGATTGTCCAACTTGCGATGAATCGTTTGATTCTTCTCCAAATTCTAGGACCCGCGCCGGGGTCGGTCGTGGTTGTCCCTATTGTTCAGGTCGTAAAGCAGGTTCTAATAGCAACCTAACAACAACTCACCCAGAACTAGTCAAAGAATGGAGTCCCAAAAATGAAAAGGGTCCTGAAGAATATACAAAAGGTTCAAATAAAAAAGTTTGGTGGGATTGTCCAACTTGTGAAATGACATATCCAGCCCCGCCCAAAAAACGTACCGTTGGTCGTGGTTGTTCCTATTGCGCCGGTAAAAGAGTATGTTCCAATAACAACCTAACAACAACTCACTCAGAACTTTGTAAGGAATGGAGCCTCAAAAACGAAAAGGGTCCTGAAGAATATATCAATGGCTCAGGAGAAAAAGTTTGGTGGGATTGTTCAGTTTGTAATGATTCGTGGAATGCTGCTATTGTTAGCCGAGCGCGAGGCGCTGGTTGTCCCTATTGTTCAGGTCATAAAGCAGGTTCAAAAAATAATCTAGCAGTAATTAATCCTGATTTATGTAAAGAATGGAGTCCTAAAAACGAAAAGGGTCCTGAAGAATATACCCCAGGTTCAGGTTATAAAGTGTGGTGGGATTGTTCAGTTTGTAATGATTCGTGGAATGCTGCTATTTTTAGCCGAGCGCGAGGCGGTGGTTGTCCCTATTGTTCAGGTCAAAGACCTATTAAAAAGCTTCGCTCTATTCTTAAAGGGGTAATGTCTTTTATCGATATCTTACCTTCATCAGAACTTTATGCTATCTTACAACAAGAGGGTGTTTCAAAGGCTAGATTAAAGAGAGTGTCAAAAGCAAAGAGGATTCTTCCTCCAAAAGATGTAGCTGCCTTCGTTGAGGGTGAAGAAGATACAACAGTAGAAGAGATGCTTCTAAAGGACGAAGAAGATTATTCTTTAGAGACCAAAGAACTTCTAAAAGAAGGAGATAATCTGAGTGTTGAAGCTGAAGTAGATTTTTCAGACATTATGAATAAGAATGTTGATTCTCTTGTGTTTTTGATGAGCAACAATTTTCGGCGCTGCTCTGATGATGATACTGCGACGTTTTTGATTGAGAAGGCAAAAGATCGAATTCGACAAGTAATAAACATAATAAGAGATAGAGATGGCAATGAAGCAGCAATGACTCATCTTCATTCTTCTTGGGCGTTGGCAGAGGAAAAGAGTAAAGTTGGATAAATGCAATATGTTAGGACAAGTATTTCATTATTGGACTGTTAAATCAAGAGACCCTATCAAGAAAAGGTATTGGATTTGCTCTTGCAAATGTGGGAGTGAGAAATCTGTTTTTTGAAAGTAACTTAAAATCAGAGAAGTCTAAAAGTTGCGGCTGTTGGGCAAAAGAAAAAGCATCCCGACCAAGAATAGATGACACCAATCCTGCTTTAAGAAGATTAATCCATTCCTATCGATTCAATGCGAAGAGCAGAGGGTTAGAATGGAATCTTACAATAAAACAGTGTGAGGTCATTTTTCAAGAAAATTGTTTTTATTGCGGTGCTGAACCAAGCAAAGTAAGAAAGACAGGTATTAATCACTTTGTTTATAATGGGATTGATCGAAAAGATAACACCAAAGGGCATGATATTGGGAATGTTGTTTCTTGTTGTTTTATTTGTAATAGGGCAAAAAGTGTTCTAACAGTGGAAGAGTTTCTTGAATGGATTGAAAGAGTAAATACCTACCAACGCTCCTAAAAACACACAACATTTAATGCTTGACAGCCTCCATCTGGTCTGCTAAAGTGGATTAGATGGAGGTTTCTTTTGATTACAGAAATCAAGTTTAAAAAAGGTAAAGATGCTTGTCCTACTATCGAATGGCGTAGGAAGATGTCTGACGAGGAGTTTAAAACAGCAACTGAAAAAGTTGTTTGTTTTGCGGCTTCTACGGGAGTAGAAGTTAAGTTTTCTTCTCGTTACAGGTGTACACACAAAGTGTGTGATAAAATCATTTATATGAATTCGAGAATGAAGCCATCGAAGACTTATTATATTCTCCTTCACGAAATGGGACACAGTGTTATTCAGAGCTATATGACCAAAGGACAGGATCATTCAGAATATATGTTGAATTATCCAGGCAATGTAGATGAAAACACTATGTGCTATACAGCTGAAGGCGGTCGTGAACATCTTCTTTCCAAGAAAGACCAACGTCGACGAAATATTACAATCATTCACGAAGAACTTGATGCTTGGCGCAAAGGAATCGATATCGCGGCTATACTTCAATTACCATTGAGTTTGTACGATTACTATTCAATGGCTACAAAAGGTGTTGAATCCTACGTGGTTGGAGCAGTAGTCGATGGAAACTTGAAGCTTTGAAGAAGATCCGAGAAAGTAACTTGACAAAGGCGAAATGATCTGTTAGGATCTATTTAAGGAACACCGGACGAGATTCCGGCTTGAGGAAGACAATGTTTATTTCAAAGTTACATAAACAAAATACCATCGGCTATCATTTGTGGTATAGCCATGCGAACGCCCTCAAGTCTTATTTGGGCTAATCTCTCCACAAAACCCCCTAAAACTAATGTATTGTAGGAGAGGCGTCTGGGTGACGCCGGGCGATTGTTACTCGCTTGAGGTTGGTTCGAGTCCAACTCTTACAACCATTGCAGGTAGTATTAAAAAATAAAACGTCGGTCTGTTAAACCGAAAGATGCGAGTGGGAGTCTCGCCCTGTAAGCCAAGAAAGAAGGAAGAATGTTTGAGTGGGTGATGAGATTGATTAGAAAACGCATTAATCCTAAAAGGATGTGCGACGATTGTCTAAGAGAGTTTACTTATCAGACCAAATCTGGTAAGATGCTATGTGAGAAGTGTCACAGGAGGCAAAATAAATGAAGCCAGCTTGGGATCAAATTTGGATGGACTTAGCGGTAGCAATATCGCAACGTTCAAATGATCCTAAGTTCAAAGTCGGCGCTGTAATCGTCACAAGAGACAATGAGTCTGTTTTGTCGCTCGGTTACAATGGAGACGAAAAGGGTGGAGACAACATTAGAGACAGCTTGGAAACAGGATGCTCTGGATTCATTCACGCTGAAGTTAACGCAGTTGCTAAAATGAACTATGTTGACCCAAGAGAGAGAAAGATTTATCTGACTCACTCACCTTGCCTTGTATGTGCTAGATTGCTCGTCAATGCAAGAATTTCAGAAGTCATCTTTAGGGAAGAATATAAATCAGACACGAAAGGACTTGACTTACTCAGAGAACGTGGTATAGTAGCTAGACAGTCAGAATACTGGGAATAGAAAGGAAGCAGAAATGACGGATCTTAAAGTAGTTTGCATTAGCGATACGCACAATCAACTTGACACGTTGAATATTCCAGACGGCGACGTTTTGGTTCACGCTGGAGACTTTTCGATGATGGGCACTGAAGAAGAAGTAGTTAAGTTTTTTGAAGATTTTTCTGCACTACCTCATTATGTGAAGATTTGTATCGCGGGCAATCACGATTTTATGCCTGAGAAAGACCCTGGTGGTTTTCGAGCACTTCTTCCCTTGGGGATTACTTACCTAGAGGATACCAGTGTTACGATTGAAGGAGTGAAGTTTTACGGTACTCCTTGGGTTCAAAACTTACCACGTTGGGCGTTCAACATCGATGATGTAAAAGAACGTGCAAAGAAGTGGGAGATGATTCCAGACGATGTCGACGTATTGATTACGCACGGTCCTCCATATGGAATCCTTGATTTGCTCAAGTACCCACGCGCAGGCGAAGATCCTCACGTTGGATGCAGTGCTCTCAATTATGAGGTGCTGGAGCGAATCAAGCCGAAGTACAATGTCTTTGGACACATCCACGAGGCAAGAAGCACACGTAAGATCGGAGAAACTACTTTCATCAATGCTTCTATTTTGGATGAAAAATATAGAATCAAAAATGAACCGTACATATTTAACATTGGAGAGGAATAGAAATGAGTTGTTTGTATTGTGGTGGTGAAAGCTGCGGATCCTCCGCAGGAGGATCTGAAATGTGTAACAACACAGGAAAAGATAAGGAAAAGGGAAAGAAAATGAAAAAGTACAAACACAAGCAATAAGGTTCGGACTGCACCTGTTAAAGCAGTCCCTTGTGGGATTGTGGCAGAGTGGCTTATGCACCTGACTCTTAATCAGCGCCGAAAGGCAACGTGGGTTCGAATCCCACCGGTCCCACCAACAGGTGTAACTCAATTGGATTAAGAGTAACGGGCTTTTACCCTGGAAGTTGTGGGCATCCAATCCACCACCTGTACCATATCGGAGAAGAAAATGATAGATATAGTAGGAAACGAAATCAAAGAAAGAGATGTCATAATATACGCCAACGATAATGGGTTTTTAACCTTTGCAATTGTTGAAAGTGTGAATGATGAACGTTTGGAAATCTTGGAAAAGGGTTATCGAGATGTAGTACACAAAAAGGTCCTAGTAAGACCTAATAACACATTGTTGATAACTGGACAGATAGACCTACCTACGCCTGGGAATATTGATTCTCAAATAAACTTTCTCAGGTCTTTAAAGAAGTAAAGAGATTGATGATTTATGCTCGTGCTGCCGTCGAATGATAGATCGTAGCCAACCGTTCTAAGGGGAGTCTCAGCTGAACCTGTGGATTGAAAATGAAGCAGGGAGAAAGACGAACTGAAGTTTGAGGATCGATAGGAGAGGGATAGCTTCCTCAAAAATGTTCCTCACGGAAGGCGAGCCCTGGAGAGTAGGAAAAGGTGCGAAGAGTAAGCACTGAAGTACAAAATCCTAGCGTTGTCCGACTCAGACAATGCAAAAAAGGCTTAGGGTTAAATTCCCTACACGGGCGCTTTTTTTTAACTGGAGATAAATATGAGTGCAAGTTTGCTTGGACATATGATGGAAGAATTGATTGCTGCTGGTGTTGAGATTCACCTCACGCCAAAGAAATCAATCGATTCAGATGATGGCGGCAAGATGTCCGGCGCTTTCTCAGAAGATGATAAAATACTCGAAGTAGCCTCAGGAAGAGATGACTGTCTTCAAGTATTCGCACACGAATATTGTCACTTTAAACAATGGCAAGATGGACTTTTTGAAGACATTGAAGTTATTGCTGCATATTCGTGCTTTACTCCTTGGCTTTTGAGGCAAAGAGAGCTTTCTGAAGAACAACTTGAGCTTTTTATTCGTAAAATGCAATGGCTTGAGATGGAGAATGAAAAGAGGACAGTAAAACTCTTGAAGAAGTTTAAAGTTGATTTTGATGAGGAAGAATATATCACCAAAACCAACATCTATATGCACTCATATGAGTTGTGTAAAAGAGTTCGTAAATGGCACAAGAAAGCACTTTATGATCTTCCTGAACTAATGGAACTAGTTTCAGGAGAAGAGTTTCTAAAAGAAGAAGATTTTGGTGAATTGCCAGAAGGATTTGAAGCGATAGCGATGCAATGCTACGACTTCACAAAGGAAGAAGAGGAATAAAATGGACTATTATTATTGCTATAGACATTCACATATGGAGTAGCTGTCAGAGACGGTGGACTGCGTCAGGCTGTAAACCTGAATCCTGTAATGGGACGCTGGGGGTTCGAATCCCTCCTACTTCACCAACTGATAGCTAGAATGTCGAGCAATAATATGGTGTTTGATCCCGAAGTGGTCGAGGGGCTGGACTGTGAATCCGGTTTCAGAAATGATAAGCGAGTTCGAGTCTCGTCATTCACCCCAAATCAAATACGCTTGACAAGCGGAGGACAGTATGGTAGGTTTAAAGGTAATAGCACATTTTGCAAAGAAGCAGGATAGAGACTGGGTTCTCGTTGCTAAAGAAGGTGTTGTTGTGAAGGATTTTTTCTTACGTACTGGAAATCAGTCACTCTACCAAGTGGAGTATAAAGATGGAACTTTCGATAACTGTTGGAATGACCAACTTGAGGTGATAGAAGAATAGATGGAAATTACTTGGGAAAAGTGAGTTAAGTAGTGTGGTATTGGCTATCGAACGTTAAAATGACAGTAGCTGTCAAAACAGATGAAAACGACAATATCGTAGAAAGCGCTCCAATCGTTCGAAGGTTCACTGGGCAAAACTTAGAAAACTTAGCAATGTGGATGAACAGACAGAAGGGATTTGAGATAGAAGAAATGAAATGTGGGGATATGGCGTAATTGGTAGGCGCGTCGGGTTTAAGTTCTGATGTCTTCGGGCGTGTGGGTTCGAGTCCCACTATCCCTACCACAAAAAATAATATGGGCTAGTATTCCAACGGCAGAGAAAATCGTTTCAAACGCGATCCAGTGAGGGTTCGAATCCCTCTTAGCCTACCAAAGAGGAAAGTATGAAGTATATTGACACGATGTTACTGGTTTGGATCTGGGCAATTCTATTACCCACCTGCTTCATTGAGCCTGTTCACATTGAAGAGCCAGACGCTGGAACACCTTCAAGAACAGTCATACTTCCACCATTCGCTATCACATGGGGTGAACCAGATGCAAACGATATTGACCTTGTTCAAGACAGCGGTACTGTTGACAGTGGTTATGATGGCGGTTTGGACTTGGATGCAGGTAGCGATAGTGATTCGGGTCCTGTATTGGGTGACTCAGGGGTCCTAGAAGACTCTGGTTGCGATTCTGACGATGATTCAGATAGTGATTCTGACGATGATTCTGACGATGATTCAGATAGTGATTCTGACAACCATCATGGACATCATCATTGAAGCAAGGAAGATTAATGTTAGACGAAAAAGCAGTTGAAGAGTCAGATTTCTTGAAACTTGGAGAGGCTCTAAGAGATCCAAAGTTTCTAGAGGTAATGGTAAAGAAATGCCAGCTTGAAAACAAGGTCCGCGTCATTCCCGATAGAGAAACAGACGAACCCTATCTTGTACGCTACTATCTTCAAAACTTCAGACCGTTTGGACGTATTGTAATGCACAACGTACTTAGGTCAGATATTGATGGATTACACGATCATCCTTGGGGATTTCAAAACTACATCATTCGTGGTGGATATTGGGAAACCAATCAAGAAGGAAGATTCTGGCGCCCAGCTGGCTACAGCGCCACAAGAGCCTCTGATTATATGCATCGTCTTGAGATTGATCCAGCTAAGGCGCTTGATGAAACTTGGACGCTATTTATGATGGGTCCTAAGGAAAAAGACTGGGGATTTCTCAATGAAGGTAAAGAATGGGTTCAATGGGAAAAACACCTAGCAAATAGAAAGAAGAAGTAATATATTCGGGGTGCTGGGCACAGGAAAGCCTCCAAAACTATCCTTGCTGGGTTCGATTCCCAGACCGTTTGCAAAACCTTAGGAGGTTGAATTTTGTCTTTAGTTTATCTAGCAGGTCCCATCAGCGAGCTATCATACGATGATTGCACTGGTTGGCGAGAGTACGCAAAGAAAGAACTAGCAAAAGCTGGCATTACAGGGTTAAACCCTTTGAGAGCAAAAGAATATCTTCAGAATGAAACTTCAATGCCAGACGCTGTAGGACAGATGAAGAGCGATCATCCATTAGCTCACGTACTCAGCAGTAGAAAAGGCATCACAACTAGAGACAGATGGGACTGTACCCGATGTGACGTTGTGATTGCTAACCTTTTAGGAGCGAAGAAGCCGTCCATTGGAACGTGTATGGAAATCGCTTGGGCTGACTTGAATAGAATCCCAGTAATTCTAGTTGAAGAAGAAGGTGGATTCCACGATCACGCAATGATTGCAGATTGTGTTGGATTCACAGTTCCAAATCTTGAGCAGGCACTAGAGCTTGCAAAGGCGTTGTTGCAGTCATGAGAATGTATCACTACAAAAAACTACCAGAAGGCGCCATTACTCACTTTGAGTTTGGTTATGAACAGATTGGCTTCATTACCTTAAAGAATCAACTTGTTAAAGTTGAATATAAATATGATGGGTTGGGATATTTGCAAGTCGATCCTGATACTACAAAGTACGGTCCAGTTGATGCTCCAGTTTTTAGGAAGAAAGCTAATTAGAACGTGATTGTATGTGTTTGTAACGCAATAAACGAAGAAGAACTCGACGACGCTGTACAATGTGGGTGCAGCGCTGTAGAAGATGTTTGGAAACACTTTAAATGCCAAAAACGTTGTGGTATATGTGTAGAGAGCATTGAAAAAAAGTTAGATACTGACTAGTCAAAAAGTTTTTGTTCTTTAAGAGCACTACTTACGGTAGATGCCCACCTTTAACGAACGAGCTTGGCGAAAGCTAGTATTAACTACACAATTTCCTGTACAAAATATAAGCGGTTCAACATTATCAGTTAATACTCTCAGCGGTTCTTCGCTGACTGTATCAACTGCTAGTGGTTCTTCGTTATCTGTTAGCAATGCTAGTGGTTCGTCGCTTAATGTTACAACTGCCAGCGGCTCCTATGTTTCTGCAAGTATTTCGAGCAGTGCAGCAAATGCTGTTCACGTTGCTTTGCCTATTGATCACAATATTGAACTAATGTGTACGCTAAATCAACTTCTTGAAGAACAAAAGAAAACTAATCTCTATTTATCAGAGATAGTGGGTGACACATTTTAAATGAGGGTTTAAACAATGATCTTGGAAGACGGAACAGGTACAGGCAGTAGGTTAAAAATTGATTCAGAAAATAGAATGTGGGCTCGTGTTATCACTGAATCCGAAGCACAACACGCTAGTGAAGAAGGCGATGCTTACAATATTAATACTGGAATAATGTTGGTGACTGGCTCTACGACTATCGCAGGTTTATATATTAAGAATACAGAAACAAGAAACCTTATCATTGAAGCAGTCGCTGTCGGAATTGGCACAGGTTCTGCTCTAAATCCAGCAGTTGTCAGAATCGTTAGAGCACCAACACTCGGAACTATTATTTCTGATGCTAATGTTGTTGATATGAATGCTAATAGAAATTTTAACTCAAGTAAAACTTTATCATCACTCGCCTATAAAGGATCACTTGGTTCAACTTTTACTGATGGTGCTCCTGTTGCTCAGTTTTTCCAAACTCACAATGGTCGCTTGTTTGCAACTATAAATTTTATTCTTCCTCAAGGTACTGCTATGGGTGTTTCAATCAACCCAAACCTTACGGCTGGCACATCTTCAGTTTATATTGCTGCTATTGTTAATTTAGCTCCTATTGTTGGTTCATAGTAAAAGGGGTTTATAATGTCGTTAAAATCTATCATTGAAGATGGAAATGGCTCAGGATTAAAAGCAACAGTAGATAATGTTCCAGGTGACGGACAGAACGGTCTTGTTGTTCTTACGACTCCTTTGTTGGAGCTTTATCCTAAAACAAAATTCTTCACCAATCCAGAATACGGCGTTTCTATGGTACAGAGCGCTTCTTTGTCTGGCGCTCCCAAAAACATTCACAACGGAAATGACACAGGTCTTTGGGTTGGCTCTTCTATCGTCGGCGCTAAATTTAATTTTAGTTCAACAGATATAGCTTTTGAAGGCACCAGCAGCGTCCACGCTAACTCTCCATCTGTTGGGGACATAATGCAATTTGCTAGTGGCAGCGCATTCACAGTTTCTGACTATGGTGCTCTTACTTTTCATATTAACGTTGACAGAAGGTGGACCACCGATTCGGTTTCAATCTATGGTTGGGATACAAATTCTGGCTCTATTGTTGGAAACAAGGTTTTGTTAGAAGATTATTTTGTTCAAAACGATTTTGATGTTTGGCAAACTGTTACTATTCCGCTCGTTTCGATGGGACTTGGCGGTGATGAGATTATTGACTCTATTAGAATCGAAGGCGAATCAAACACAGGAAGAGGACCAGAATATTATCTAGACAAAATCGCATTAAAAGGAACTTCCACTTCTACACCTCTTTGTTATACAGCGAAACCTTCTCCAGGGACAAGATATCACGTTAATGCTTTTAGGCTTATTATCGGAAATAACATTTCAGGCTCCGTTACAAATGGGACCATGACAGGCTTATCATATGATAAATTTATAGGAATGAATGAACTTTCAGGTGGCTTGAACATTCAAAGAATTCTTAATGAAAGTGCTGATTTTACAGGACGCTTCACTACCACAAGCGATTTGATGTTTGCTGGCTTGAGAAATATTGACTCTATTAGTGATGGAACCAATTCTCTCTTTATTTATGAATTTGAGTTTCATACTCCAAGTATCTTAGATTCTAGAACAAATGACAGAATAGAGATTACTTTGAACGATGATATGACAGATTTGACCTATTTGCGTGCTACATTGCTTGGATCTGAAGAATTCCTCTAATGAGTACTTGACAAAGGTGAAATGAACTGATAGGATATTGTTCTCGCGAAAGGTATTAAAGTGAAAACGATTTTGATGATTTGTGTGTTGTGTTTCATTAGTGGAGTTGTAGAGGCAAAGCCACTCCCCACTAACGCTGAAAAGATTGAAGAGAAGCTTTGTCAAGATGAAGCAGCGCTTCAACAGGCAGAAAATGCTCAATGGTATCAAAGCGGCTGGGTGTGGATTGGTGGCGCTTTTCTTGCCACAGGTCTTTTTACTACAGTCCTCAGCGCTGTTCTCCTTCCTTTCACTGCGGGTGCTAGTTTGAGTCTAAGTTTGATGGGCTGCGGATTCCTTACCTCGGCTGCATTCGATATTTGGTTTGGATTGTGGTTGCAAGGTCACGAACGCGACATGGCTAAAAAGTGCCAAGAGAAGAAAAAAGCTCCTAAAAATACGAAAACGACAATGACAATGGTTTATTAGGGCTTGACAAAGGCGAAATGATCTGTTAAGATCTACTTAGAAGAGACATAGCCGAAACATTCAAACGGATGTACCAAGTGGGATAGGCTCCCTTGGCTGAAGAGGCAAGCCTAAACGAAAGGGAGGAGATACAAATGAAAAACGATTCACAAGAGCTATATGTTAAGCGACTGGAGAACGGTCTTCTCCCACTACCCGCGTAGGGTATATCACTTACATAAGAGATGTTTCTTGCACACTTAACAGAGTATGAGAAAGCCTGGTATTCATCGTCCCCTGGAAGGACGAAACGCACGTTCAAATCGTGTCACTCTGACCACGCTAAGTGCTTGAAAACATTGAAGAAACAAGATTTATGAGATGTAGCTCAGTTCGGCACTACTTACTGTATGAACCAAGCTGAACTACAAGCTTTAATTGAAAAAGATTTCACGTTAAAGCAAATTACGAAAGAAACCGGGAAAGCTTCTACAACTATACGATATTGGATTAAGAAGTACGGATTAAAACTGAAGAGGGGTCGACGCGGAAAACACCCAAAAGATTTTGTTGTTCAAAGAAGTTGTACTTGTGGTGAGACCAACCCTGACAAGTTTTACGGAAACAAAAAAAGTATCTGCGGTAAATGTCACAACAAGTATACCCTAGAAAAAGGAAGAGAAAACAGAAAGAAATCTATTGAATATCTTGGTGGTGAATGTGTGATTTGTAGTTGGAAAAAGTTTGGAAGTGGTTTTGACATTCACCATGTGGATCCAAATGAGAAAGATGTTGCCTTTGCTTCGATGAGAAGTTGGTGTTGGGAGCGAACGAAAAAAGAACTTGACAAATGTGTTCTTCTATGCAAATGTTGTCATGCGGGTGTTCATAGTAACGATTTGAAAATAGACCAGAATTAGCGAAGCTTGGTTATCGCGTCTGCTTTGGGAGTAGAAGATCGTAGGTTCAAATCCTACATTCTGGACCAAATTGAATGAAAACAAGGAGTTAGAGTGTATATTGTTCATCTGAATTTGCGATTTCTCGGTGATGATCAAAACAGTTTTGATTTTTATGAGAAAACGTTTACTGACTTGGAGAATGAAATTGAGAAAAAACTTTCTCTCAGAATAGAGTATTACAAGAACGCCATAGTTACAACTAACGTTCTGTATGTTGATAAAATTACAGGCAAGCCTGAAATTCTTAATGGAGGAGGTCATTGGGTACATCCGATCCATGAGCTTCCTCCTCAATCAGTAAAGGATATTTATAATTCTATTTCTCAAATGAGCGATTGGTATATGCCTCCTAACCTTCCTGATTGTGAACATATGGATGTAGGTGCTCATCTAGACTCTATTTTGAGTTCTATTAGATAAGATAGAAGAGGACTAATGGCAAAACGCATTGAAATTGATGGCAAGTTCTATAGGATGAGACGTGGAACGCTTGTAGAGATTCCTAGCGAATGGGTGGGCAATACTACTCATCCACAAACCATCCGCAAGCGCCAGTCTAAACAGACAGGCAAATCTAGGCGCAAAGGCAATTGGGGTAGCAAATACCGCGAACGATTGCCCTCGCGAATGGAAGAGAACAAAGGTCCCATCGAAGAAGGATTAGAATGACAAGCAAGAACACTGATTGGTATTGGGACGAAGAGGAAAATAAGTATGTGCTGTTGGCAGGCGCGCTTACAGTTGAGTTAACTAAGCAACTTGCAGCAACAACAAGATCTATTTGGAAACTTGAAATTAACTGTGTGCCCAATTCTATCTATTACATCTATCCTAAAGGAACAGAGGAAGAAGAAGATTTGCTAGAAGAAGCTGCGGAAAGAGCCATAAGTGTTATTGAGAATCGTATTGGAGCAATGCACTCTTACATAGACATACTCAAGTATGTAAAGGATTAGAATGACAACTAAAAAAGAAGATTCGTTTGATACATTTCCTTTTGCTGTTATAGGCGTAATGTTTATAATTTCTCTCATTTCGATAGGAACGATGTTCATCGTTGACTACAATGAACCCGAACGAGTAAGATGCGTAAAAGTAGCCAAACGCGGCTGTTCCAATGTTGATGAGAGTGGAGACTTTGGCGCTTGTATTGCTAAGGCTTGCGGAGAAGCTAAATGAAAACAATTGCCCTCCTCGCTCTCGCACTCTCCCTTAACGGTTGTTGCTGTTGGGGACTTGGAGTAAAAGTCAGTGAGTCTTATGATTGTTTCGATAGCCAAAGAGAAGCTTATTGTCTTGAAGCAAAGACAGAAGAGGAGAAGATAGATTGTTTCGGAGAACTTCAGGAGAGATGTGTTCACGAGTCTTTGACAGGAAAGTTTGATTAAGTAATTTGTGCTCAGGTGGTGGAACTGGCAGACACGCCGCATTTAGGCTGCGGTGTCCGAAAGGACGTGAGGGTTCGAATCCCTTCTTGAGTACCAGCGCCGGAAGATGTAGGGTATTGAATCCCTACTGCAACTAAAGAGGGAAATGCTGACACATTTGCTTCTGCGAGGGAAAAAGGATATGTCAGTATCTTACAAAACCATCGTTCTTGTATAGCTCAACCAGAGCACCGGATATTTTGGAGTATTCGTCTAGCGGAATAGGACGCCTGATTCTCAATCAGGAAAACGACGGTTCGAATCCGTCATACTTCACCACCCCCGGTACGTGGGTTCGAATCCCACTGCACGTGTTTTTAATAGCTGTCACTATTAAAGAATACAAGAAGATTGTTGGCAGGCAATGCTTGACTGCAAGTGTATCGTCTATTGGAAGGACGCCGGATTTTTTATAAACTACTTACTGTGTGAGTAAAACAATAGCGCAGTTACTTAGCGAGCATCCTCAGTTCAATTTTGAACCAGGGATGCTTGTTTTGTTTCACAAGTCTCGAAAAGAAGAAGTAAAGTTGCGCCTCACAAGCCCTGAGACAGCCGTTCTATGGCAGACGGCAGACGCACTTATGGAACCAATCTTAAACGACTACGGGACGTCTGCGGCGCTCATAGAGGTTCTAACTAACGCCACCGGCAAAGGAAGGTTTGAGATTCACCGCACGTCAGCCATTACAAACAAAAGATGGGTTGTTAAAGTGTTCAAAGGCGGTACATATGAAAATGGCGAGTCACTAGGGGAAACGCTAGCACTCGCCATTTTAGATTTATGGGACAGAAAGGTCAGATAATATCTTTTACGAATTCCTGAATATCTTCTAGAGTTACCATCAAACCTACATTTTCTAAAGTTATAAAAGCCATAGAAGCGATTCCGATGATTTCCCATCTTTCATTATAGACTGGAGAGCCTGAACTTCCTGGTCTAGTTGGAATAGTGTGCATATCCAAGTCATAACCAAGCTTTTCGCGATTAACTCTTCCGGCATAATAGCCTTCAAATTGGAGGATCATATTTTTATCGTGAATCCCCCAAGGTGCTGCTAGATTATATGTTTTTTCTCCTGGTTTTGGCATTTGATGTGCAATAGGACTTATTGGTCGTTCTACCCTATCCATAGTAATTAAAAGGCACAAATCTGACTTTTTAGATACTTTTAAAATCAGAGTTCTATGTTTGTTAAGTTCTATGTCTAAAGCATATAATAAACCATCTTGAGGTTCGCAAATATGACCAGCAGTAAGGATAAAAGTGTTGTTTTCAATATGTTGAATAATAACACCAGAACCTGAGCCTAGTTTTTGTCCGTTTTGTTCGGAAATAACCTTGACAAAAGATTCTCTTGGTGGTATATTAGTTGTTGGGATAAGATTTTTTAATGAGACGCAGGCGATTGGATTTATTAAAATGGCAAATCCCAATACAAGAGCGAATGTTCGTAGTAATGTTTTCATATTAGTAACTATGAAGAACTACTTAAAAGAGATTAAGTTCTTAATAAAAAGGTGGGTAAATGGCTAAAAATACATATGTTCTCGATACAAGCGTGTATCTAACTAACTTTCACGCACTCTACGAGTACAAGAATCACGATATCGTGGTGCCCCTAAAAGTTTTAGAAGAAATTGACAAACACAAGAATAGGCAAGATTCTGTGGGACATCAGGCTCGAAACACAATTCGAGAGCTTGATCGTCTTAGGGAAAAAGGCAGCCTCTCGAAGGGCGTTCGTCTCGGCAAGGGTAAGGGCATTTTGCGAGTGGAAGGATCATCAACTTCTTTCCTTCCAGAAGATCTGTCCCCAAAAGTTCCAGACAATATGATTATTTCTACCGCATTGGCAGAGCGCCATGACGCTGCGCACAACGCTCCAAGTCGTAAGGTGATTTTGGTTACTCGCGATATTAATATGCGAGTGATTTGTGATTCAATTGGTCTTAAGTGCGAATCATATGATCCAGAAAAGGCAGTTCAAGACAGAAATGAGCTTTATTCTGGATATGCAGAAGTGGAAGTAGACGAAGAGTTTTTAGATCGTTTTTATGCTGGTGAAGTAAACAATCTCCCTCCAGAGATTATTGATGGTGGTTTCAAATACCAACCCAATGAATTCATAATGCTAAGAGCTGCTGGAAACGAAAAGAAGACTGCTCTTACGCGCATCTTTAAAAGTGGTAAACTTGAAAAAGTTAAAGAGTCTAAAAGAAAGATTTGTAACGTAAAGACACGCAACCGCGAACAATCTTTTGCTATGGACTTGCTGTTAGATCCTGATGTCAAGGTTGTTACTCTTGTGGGTAAAGCAGGTTCAGGCAAGACTTTATGTGCCATTGCAGCTGGACTCCATCAAACAATCGACGAAGACAAATATCGACGTTTAATTGTTTCGAGACCCATTCAACCAATGGGAAAAGATATTGGATTCCTTCCAGGTGATATTAACGATAAGATGCTTCCTTGGTTGGCTCCCATTCAAGACAATTTGCAGACCCTTCTTGGTGACAGGGCTCAGCTTGAAGAGCATATGTTTCAGGGCACGATTGAAATCGAAGCTTTGACTTATATTCGTGGTCGTTCTATTTCTGATGCTTACATTATTATCGATGAGTCACAGAACTTGACGATGCACGAGTTGAAGACTATTATCACTCGCGTTGGAGAGAATACTAAGATTGTTCTTACTGGCGACATCGAACAGATTGATAATGCTTTTATTAACGATGTGACGAATGGTTTGACTCACGCAGTAGAGAAGTTTAAACATTCTGAGCTTGCTGGTCACGTAACTTTGGTCAAGGGCGAAAGGAGCGCGGTCGCGACTCTCGCAGCCAAGGTACTATAGAAAGGGGAATAACAATAAGTTCACTACTAGTTAGTAACACTAGGAGGTAGTGAAATGTTTGTTAGAATTGAAAAACCAGGAAGTTGGGATGAAAAAACAGTTATTGTTCAATGTGAGGAGTGTAATAGAGAAAGAGAAATCAAATGGACTACTGCTCGTATGAAAAAAGAGCATCTGTGTAGATCGTGTTCAATTAGTATTGCGAATACTGGAGCAAAGCGCTCTGAAGAAGCTAAAAAAAGAATGAGTATTGCTCAAAGAAAATGTGGCAATGGTGGGATAAGAATGAACCAGAGCGGCGGCTATAAACAAGTTATTGTAGATGGCTATCATCCAAGAAAAAAAGATAGAAAAGGCGGCAACTATATTATGGAACACATTCTCATTGTAGAGAAAAGATTAGGTCGCTTCTTGGAATCGCGCGAAATTGTTCACCACATTGACGGTAACAAACAAAATAATGATGATTCTAATCTTTTTTTGTGTTCTGGAGAAACAAAAAAAGAATCTAGACAAATCCACAATGCTTGCCATACATCAGCTGAAAAATTAGCATTTGACATGCTCAAGAGAGGTATGGTAGAGTTTGTGGACGGTCATTATCAACTTAAGGAAAAACAATGAACAATAAATACAACGTAGATGAACTTTATGAAAAGATGGGATTGATCCCCTATGATGAATTTTCAACTAAACAAAGAGCAATCAACTTGGCTCACCCTGAATCATATAGGGGAGAGTGTGATGGTTTTAGGCAAACAGGTAGGACCACTAGACAACTTTGCAAAGCAATAGCTAACGTTTTGTCTGGAACGGATGTAGTGTATTACGTTAGTAATCAAATTTCCGCAAACCATCACAAAAAGAAAGCAGAAGAAATTTTAAATAAGATTGAAATTCATAATTTTACTTCCCCAAACAATGACATTTGTTGTTTCTCTAAAGATGGTACGTCATCCCTGATGGGAACAAAACTTTCTTTCGTGATTGAAAAATCTACAAAGAAGGTTTATTTTGATGCAGCTTTTAACGATTGATTTTTTAAACACAGCAAACGCTGTAAGGAAAGGAAAATGACAGAAGAAAATATTAAAACGCTAACTGAATTGGAGGCAGAAGCTCAAGCAGAGTTGCAACAACCTGTAGAGCCTATCAACCCTTTGAAAGCTTTTTTTATAGAATATGTAGGCAATAAATACAAGCCTGAAGATGGTGCAGTGACGGTTGAGATGTGCGTTCAAGCTTTAGGTGAAGATTTCCCAGAGTTTTTGGTGCCTGTGTGTGAGCAAAACTTCTTTCTTGGTTATAATCAATGTGAGGCAGATATTCGAACAGCACTTACCGCTCGTGACGCAGCTAAGGAAACTGAAGCAAGTGTTGATTTAGATGAAACAGAGGATGTAGTCATTAATGAATGATTACGGAGTAAAAACCTATATCAAGCAGACAGCAGGAGGACTACAACAAGAACTTTTGTTTAACCGCATTATTGTTTATCAGCAAAATCCACTCCCAGATGGAATCGAAATAAAGAATCTCATTCAGAGCATCGAGGAAAAGGTTCCTCAATTTTTATGCAACGATATCGATTCTATTTTCGTCGGTCAGTTTTCTTTTTTGAAAGAAAAAGATCTAGAAGCTGTTTACGAAAACGGCGCCATCTACATCAGTAATGAGCAAGATAACGAGCAAGATTTTTTGTCAGATATTGTTCACGAAATAGCACATTCTGTTGAAGAGATATATCCGCTTGACATATATGGAGACAAAACAATAGAAAATGAATTTCTCATAAAGCGTAAAAGTATGGCAGAGATTTTGAATGCTCACGGCTTTAAAGAGTATGATATGGCATCTTATGCTGAAACAGAATACTCAGTTGAGTTTGATACTTATTTGTATCAGCACGTCGGATATGAACTTCTTCACACGCTTTTGCAGGGATTGTTTGTTTCGCCATATGGCGCTACCTCATTGAGAGAATATTTTGCAAATGCATTTGAAGAATTTTATGCTGGAGATACGTATTACGTTAAATCTATTTCTCCAGCTATCTATAGAAAGATAATCGACATTCAAGGTTGATAAACAAGAGGAAAAAAACAATGGAAAAAAACATCAAAGTAAGCAAAGACAAGGTAGTAGTTTCGCTTAAGCTAGCACCTTGGAAGCCTGGTCACAAAAAGGTTAGATATTACGAAGAAAATGCTCGTGAATGGGTAAAAGAAGAGCATCCAAAAGTTGTGATTGGTAAAACCCTTAAACCTTGCGTTGTACGCAACCAGGGAAGTATTACAGAGGGTGAATGGATTTTTGAAGTAGTCCAAGAAGTAAAAGAAGTAAAAGAAGTAAAGAAAGTGACCAAGAAAAAGGTTGCCCCAAAGAAAGAGGTGGTTAGTGTTAAAGATTCTAACCGAACAAGTTGAAGAAAAAAAGGGTAGATATCTTTCTTGGTCAGCTGCCAAGAACTGGGATGAATGCCCTTATTATTATAAGTTAACAAAAATAGATGATATTGGTGGCTTTGAGGGGAATGTTCATACCGCTTTTGGTCACGGAGTTCACTGGACCATCGAAAAGGAGCTAACCCCTACACGGACTGGCTCTATTGATCTTGCTGAAACGTTTACAGAGAACTTCAACAAAGCTCTTGGCGAACTTCCAGAAGAGCAAAAGAAACTTCTTTCAGAAGAACCCAAAACAATGAAACTTCACGATGAAATGAAACTTCAGGGTCGTGAACTTGTTCCTTTTCTTAAGCCTGCGCTTGATGAGTATTTTGGCGAATGGGAACTTGTTGGTATTGAAGAGAAATTTTACGAAAAATGTAACTTCTATGATTTGGGAGATTTCTTTTTTAAAGGATTTATTGATATTGTCGTCAAAACAAAAGATGGGAAGTTTCATATTGTTGATTGGAAAACTTGTAGCTGGGGTTGGGATGTGCGAAAGAAGTCAGATCCTATGGTTACCTATCAGCTAACTGTTTACAAACATTTCTTCTGTCAAAAATATGGTATTAAACCATCAAAAGTTGAAACTCATTTTGCCCTTTGTAAAAGAACTAACAAGACCAACAAAAGAGTCGAGTTTTTTAAAGTTACGAGCGGACCAAAAAAAACTGCCAATGCTCTTAACTTCTTGAAACGAGTCGTATACAATGTCGATCATAACAATCACTTAAAAAATCGCAGTAGTTGTTATAAAAAAAAGAAATGTGAGTTTCGCCATACGAAACATTGCTTATAGGATTATAAATGACTGACAAAACCCTTACCTTTTCTGACAAAGTAGAAGAGCTTGCAACTGTAACAAAAATTCCCACCAAGAAAATAAAAATCTTAACTATCGGAGACCACCCAATGTCTCCTTCTGGTGTTGGTACACAGACTCGCTATATGATTGAGCACTTACTTTCTACAGGAAAATATCAGTTCATTTCTATGGGTGGAGCAATAAAACATCACGATTATCGCCCTCAAAAGACGGAAGAATGGGAAGAAGATTGGATTATGCTTCCTATTGATGGATATGGCAACCAAGATTTGGTTCGCTCCCTTATTCTGGCGCACAAGCCAGATGTTCTTTGGTTTATGACTGACCCAAGATTTTATGGTTGGTTGTGGAATATGGAAGAAGAAATTCGCCCATTTGTCCCTATGGTTTATTATCACGTTTGGGACAACTATCCGTTCCCTAAGTTTAATAAGCCGTTTTACGATTCAAATGATGCTATTGTAACGATTTCTAAGTTGACTGACAACTGTGTAAGAAATGTTTCACCTGAGGTAAAGTGTATTCATTTGCCTCACTCAGTAGATACTGATGTTTTTAAGAAGCTGCCAGATGATGACATTGAAACTTTCAGAAAAGGCGCTTTCCCTAAAGAGGAAAAGGATTCAAAATTTACTTTTTTGTGGAATAGTCGCAACGCCCGTCGAAAACAATCGGGTTCATTAATTTTTTGGTTCAATGAGTTTCTTGATAGGGTGGGTCGTGATAAAGCACGATTGATTATGCATACCGATCCTAAAGATCCTAATGGACAAGATTTGGAAGCAATCATTCACGAACTTGGTTTAACCAATAGCGAAGTAATGTTTTCCCGTGCCAAGCTTCATTCACTTGACTTAGCAAACTTGTACAATATGGCAGATTGCACTCTTAGCGTTTCAGATGCTGAAGGGTTTGGTCTTTCAACAATGGAATCCATCGCTTGTGAGACACCTATTATCGTTACTATGACTGGCGGTCTACAAGAACAAGTAACCGATGGCGAGAACTGGTTTGGTATTGGTCTAGAACCATCTTCAAAATCTATTATTGGTTCACAAGATGTTCCCTATATCTACGAAGATCGCCTTGCAAAAGAAGATGTCATTGCAGCATTAGTGAAAATGTATGAAATGAGTCCAGAAGACCGCGCCGCACTTGGTAAGGCTGGTCGCGAACACGTTCTTAAAAACTATAACTTCAAAGATATGATTAATGGTTGGGACGATATTTTTACCGATATTCATAAAGAATGTGGCTCTTGGGATAATCGCAAGGGATATGATAGATGGACTTTCGAAGAAATGGGTAAAGCCAAGAAGGAGGCAGCGTGAAAAGGATTGTAATCAAGGGACCAGCTCTTAGTGCGTCAGGATATGGGGAACAATGCAGGTTTGCCCTCAAATCTCTCATGGCTCACGAAGAAAGGTTTGAAATATATCTTGAAAATATTAGCTGGGGTAAAACTGGCTGGATTCCAATGGATAGTGAAGAAAGAAACATTATTGATCACCTTATCGGCAAGACAATGATTTATGTTCAACAAGGCGGAACGTTTGATATTTCCTTGCAAGTAACAATTCCAAATGAGTGGGATCCTAATCTTGCTCCCTATAATGTTGGTTATACAGCTGGTATTGAAACAACTCGTATTTCTCCTCAATGGATTGAAGCGAGCAATAAAATGGATAAAATCATTGTTGTATCTAACCACGCTAAAGCTGGCTTCGACCACACTGTCTATAAGGCGCGCAATGAGCAGACAGGAGAAGAGAAAGAGTTCAGAACGACAACTCCAATAGAAGTTGTTAACTATGCGTTGCGCAAGAGTAAGCCAGCAAAGCTAGATTTAGAGCTTGAGAATGATTTCAACTTTTTGACAGTTTGTCAATGGGGACCTCGTAAGAATCTTGAAGCTACTATCGTTAGCTTTATGGAAGAGTTTCACGATGAAGATGTGGGTTTGGTTGTAAAGACCAATATTGCTAGAAACAATGAAATGGATCGACAACATTGCCGCTTGCGCTTCGACGATTTTCTAGCGAACTTCCCTGACAGAAAGTGCAAATTGTACCTTGTACACGGCAATCTTTCTTCTGAAGAGATGGCAGGACTTTACACACATCCAAAAATTAAAGGTATTGTTTCAACTACACACGGCGAGGGATTTGGTTTGCCACTTTTCGAAGCTGTATGTCACGGTTTGCCAGTGATTGCTCCTAACTGGAGTGGGCAAGTGGACTTCCTTTATGCACCTGTAAAAGATAAGAAGACTAAAAAGATTAAGCAACGTCCTCATTTCCTTAAAGTTGATTTTGAATTGAAACAAGTTCAACAACAAGCAGTATGGGATGGAGTGGTTCAAGCGGATTCTAAATGGTGTTTTGTTAAGAAGAGTAGTGTTAAACAAAATATGAGGAATCTATTCAAAGAGCTTCAAAAGCGTCAATCACTCGCAAAGAAACTTCAGAAATATGTAATTAAAAAGTTCGAGGAAGAGGCTATTTTTGAACAGTTTGCTACTGCTGTACACGAGTCTGAAGATGCCTGGGAGAATGACCTAGATGAAATTGCAGAAGTCTAGAAAGATTGTTTTCATAGCGGATTACTTCGTTGGAGAAGTTGTGGGGGGTGCCGAATGTAACGATTCGGTCCTCATTTCTTTTTTAGAGGCACAAGGTTATGAGGTTGAGAAGAGAGAGTCTCAACGTGTTCGCGTGTCTGACTTTGTCTCAAATGATGCTTTCTATATTGTTGGTAATTTTATTGGACTCTCAGAAGATGTCAAATATACCATGGCTACTGCTGGTGTTGAGTATATAATTTATGAGCACGACCATAAATATTTAAAGTCACGCGACCCATCAAAATTTAAAAACTTCAAGGCTCCTTTGAACCAGATTATCAATCACGATTTTTACAGCAATGCGAAAGCCGTGGTTGTACTTAGCGAGATTTGCCAGGAGGTGATTTGCAAAAATCTCAACATCAATAATGTTTATAACATTGGATGCAGTCTGTGGGGGAAGGCTCGCCTTGAACTTTTGGAGCGCTTAAGTTATTCGAACAAAACGGAAATGGTTTCAATTATGGAATCTAGCAACCCCACTAAAGGCACCGCAGCCGCTGTTGCGTTTTGTAAAAAGAATTCCTGGGATCCTCGTTTAATTCCAACAACTAAAATTCAAGAACAGTTTTTAGCAGATTTAGCTAAAACACATAAGTTGGTTTTTATCCCTCAAGTTCTTGAGACATTCTGTCGCTTGGCAGCTGAAGCTAAAATGCTCAACTGCACACTAATCACTAAGCCTAAAATGCTCGGGTTTGCAAGTGAAGCGTGTTTTGAGTTGCAAGGAAAAGAACTCATTGATGAAATGAGGCGTAGAGTCGACAAGGCGCTCAAGCTTTTCGAGGACTTGGTTGAAGGTAAAGAAGATACTGGCGACGGCAAGGTCACAGCCATTTTAAATTGCTACAAACGCCCACAACTTTTAAAAGAACAGATTCAGGCTTTAAGAAATCAATCTAATCCTCCTGACGAGATTTGGGTATGGGCTAACGACGATGGTCTTGAAGACAAACGTAGTCGTGCGTCACGCCTACGAACTTGTGGTGCAGACAGAGTTTTTAATAATGATCACAACTGGAAGTTCTATGGCAGATTCGCAGCTGCCTTGCTTGTCGACACCGAATATGTCGCAATCTTTGATGATGATACAATACCAGCAAAAGATTGGCTCTCAAACTGCCTAGAAACGATGGCAGTTAAGGAGGGCATCCTCGGTGGAGTTGGTTGCATACTGCCGGGAGACAGCTACTACGGGCACGAGAGAGTGGGTTGGAGTGCTCCCAACAAAGAGATAGTTGAAGTTGACCTTGTAGGTCACGCTTGGTTCTTCAAAAGAGAGTGGTTGCAATATTTGTGGAGAGAAAAACCACAAACTTGGGACAACGGAGAAGATATACAATTTTCTTATCTCGCTCAGAAATATGGAAATATTAAAACATACGTTCCCCCACACGACAAGCCAGAAAAGTTTAGCTCGACAAAGGGAATGGAGTATGGTATAGATGATGTTGCAACTTCGAACACACGAAACCACGAAGTCTTCTATAAAGAGAGAAACGATTGTGTGAAGAATGCAGTTAAGAACGGTTGGAAAATCGTTAGGAGTCGATAATGTTAGGTATTGCTTTTGGAACCAGACCTGAATGGATTAAGATTTTACCTGTTGTTAAGGAGTTAATCGAACGTGTTATTCCATTCAAATTAATAATCACAGGGCAGCATAGTGATCTTCTTAACTATAATAAAATAAGTGAAGACTTGTTTGATCGCGGTTATGATCCTGCTGATTGGAAGAAAGGTAAGCGAACAATGCGTGTGCTTGAAATAGCAACGCTTGATGATGCCAATAGATTAGATTCTATTGTTTCTAGTATTTTAAGCAAAAGTGATAATATTCTTGATGGGTGTACTTCCATTATGGTCCAGGGTGATACTACTTCAGCTTTTGCTTGTGCTCTTGCAGCCTTTCACAGACAGATTCCTGTGATTCACCTTGAAGCAGGGTTGAGAACGTATGTTTTGGAACAACCGTTTCCTGAAGAAGGAAATAGGCAGATGATCTCTTGTATTGCGAAGCTCCATTTATGCCCAACATATGAGGCAGAAGAAAATCTTTATTCTGAAAGAAAAGATTGGCAGTCTCTCGTTAAGACTACAGGAAATACTGTACTCGACAACATTCGAGATGTGAAGACGACGAACTTGAAGAGAGTGTTGGTAACAATGCATCGTAGAGAGAATCACGAACGTCTTGACGAGTGGTTTACAAATATCAATGCTTTGGCAAAAGAGAGACCTGACTATGAGTTCTTGCTTCCCATTCATCCGAACCCTAATGTTTTGAAGCATCGTGATTTACTGACGCACGTTAAGGTGGTAGAGCCAATGGAGCACGATGAATTGATCAAATACCTTGCCTCTTGCGAATATGTTATTACAGACAGTGGTGGAATCCAAGAAGAAGCTTGTTTCTTACGCAAGCCCACGATTGTTTGTAGAAAAGATACAGAGAGAGAAGAAGGATTGGGAAACTTTTCGATGTTGTGTACTGGTCCAGAATTTCTTAGTGATATACACGGGCGACTTCACAAACTGAAGTGTGAGGGTCCTTGCCCCTATGGCGATGGTCATTCAGTAGAGAAGGTGGTAGATGCAATCCAAGGACTTTAGAAAACATTTTTGGATGCTCCAAAAGAAGCTAAAGAGTGGTGAGAACTTTGCCTTCTCGCGTTATTCTGATGGTGAAATGATTATTATGCAGAATAAGCATTTGAAACTCGGTGACGAAAAAACGACCGTTGATGGTGCAAACGCTGGCATTGGTTATGATAAATCAGATCATAAAGAATTTGATCCAAAGAAACATTCACATTTTAGAGATGAACTGCTCAAAGCCTATCAGCATAAACAAGATAACTATTTTGTTGGTTTGAGTTGCCCGTGTTGTGTTGGTAAAGAGCAAAACAAATGGATGAAAGACGTTCGCGGCGGAGATGATAAGCACTTGACTTGGGCGAATCTGTTTGTAAACTCAAACTATCCATATTTTCTAAACCATATTGTACCACTTTTGAAAAATAAAAAAGTATACATTGTGTGTAACGAAAATGCTGATTTGAGTGAACTACCTTTTAAGGTGGAGAAAGATTGGCGTATTGGTTCAAACGCAATGATTGAAGATGCTGATTTGATTGATGGTATAGATGGTTTCATTAATACGAATAAAGTGAAAAATGCAGTGTTTTTGTTCGCAGGTGCTTCTTTGACGAATTTGTTGATTGGTAGATTGTTCCCGACACATCCTGATAACACATATCTCGACATTGGAACAACGCTGAATCCACATATGAAGTTGCCTATTGCTAGAAATTATTTGAAGGGATATTTTTTAAAATCTGGCAACACAGAAATTTACAGGAGGTGTGTGTGGTGAATGTTGTACACAATAAAAGAAAATATTGGGATTTCATTAGAAATCTTCGAAATGATTCGAGAGTAAAAAAAGGATTCATCCAACAGCACGAGATATCTCTTGATGAACATTACGACCACATGGGTCATTGCGCAGCTACATATAGGATTTGCCTTATTGAAGATAAGCCCGCAGGCTACGCCCGCGTTGATTATAGTGGAGACATTAGCGTTTGTGTCCACCCAGACTATCAGAAACAAGGTGTAGGAACGGCATTGATTGAAGATATTTCCTACTCAGACGCCTTTGCTAAAATAAAGATTGAGAATGAAGCAAGTCTGCGCCTCTTTGAGAAGTGTGGCTTCAAGAAAAAGTATTACATTATGGAGAAAGAATGAAAGAAAATCCCTATGAAATTGTCAGAATGTTCGAGCGAGTAGTAGCAGAGTACACGGGTGCCCCTTATGCGGTATCGGTAGACTCTTGTACAAATGCGTTGTTCTTGAGTCTTAAATATAAAGCTAAGCTTGAATCGTTACATCAACGTCTCCATACACATATCGTTATTCCAAAAAGAACATACCTTTCAGTACCTCAATCAATTATTAGAGCAGGATACAACCTGGTATTCGATGAGCGCGAGTGGGAAGGAACTTATGATTTGATTGGCTCTAATGTAGTTGATGCAGCCAAACGCTTTACATCAAATATGTATGTACCAGGAAAGATGATGTGTCTTTCGTTTCACATTAAAAAGCATCTGAAGATTAGTAAGGGCGGAATGATTTTAACAGACGATCCTGATGCAGTTGCGTGGCTCAAGAAGGCGCGATACGAAGGGCGCTCAGAAGGTGTTAGATATCAAGATGATGACATTGATATGTTGGGATGGAATATGTACATGACCCCTCAACAAGCAGCACACGGTCTTACTCTTATGCAAAACTTTCCAAAGGATAATCCAGATCTTCCTGAGGATCCACCATATAGAGATTTGACTGAGTTCACTATTTTCAGAAATACTCCGGTGTTGAAAAAATGATTACATTTGTAGAGCTTGGAGTCTTGGGGCGACTGGGGAACCAACTTTTCCAATATGCTGCTCTTAAGGCACTGGGTTTGGAAAATGGCTATGACGTGCGTATTCCAAATCCAGCTACTCAGGTATGGCACAATCAGAAGTGTTTGCTTTCAGAGTTTAATCTTGAGTGCAAATATTACGATACCGATCTTCCTTTGTATATAAAATATCTCTATAACGAACGTGATCATATGAACTACGATCCCAATTTTTGGATCATTCCAGATGGTACAAACTTGAAGGGATTCTTTCAAAGTACACACTATTTTGAGAAACATTCTGAACAGATTAAAAAAGAACTGACACCTAAACCTTGGCACCTCAAGAAAGCTGAAAAGAAAATAGCAGAAATAAAAGCAAAGTACCCTGGCTGTGATATTGTAAGCCTCCACCTTCGCCGAGGAGATAACACCGATGGTTCTAATATTTCGGTCAAGTTGAATCAGATGTATGATTCTTTCGAATCTGATTATGATGAGTATCTGGAAAAAGCGCTTCTCCAGTTTGATAGAAGAACCACTAAGTTCTTTGTATTCTCTGGTGGATCGCGCTCAGTAGGAAACGATAACACCGCAGATATGGAGTGGTGCAAGAAAGAGTTCTCAGGTGCTGAGTTCATCTTTTCTGAGACAAACGATACAATGGAAGATTTTTGTTTGATTAGGGCTTGTGATCACAATATCATCTCTCCAGTGAGTAGTTTCGGCTGGTGGGCAGCTTATCTAAATCCAAGCAAGGAAAAGATTGTAGTTGCTCCTAAACATTACCACCCAGATATGCCAGAATACAAGCACAGACCGGGATTTTACCCAAAGGATTGGAGACTATTATGAAATTGATTTTTGATGTTGGCTATAATAGAGGCGACTTTACCTCTAAGTGTTTTGAGAAGTTCCCAGAGTGTAAATCGATTGGTGTAGAAGCTAATCCTAATCTTGCTTATGCTGCCGAGGACACTCCAAATGTTACGGTGCTGAACAGGCTCGCTGCTCGTGAGGGCGATGATGACCTTGAGTTTTTCATTGAGCCAGACCAAGATGGTATCTCTACTGCTTCAAAAAAGTTTATGGAGAACTCACGTTTTTCAAAAGGAAGCGACAATCTTGCACCCCATTCAGCCGAATGGATTCCTCCTATTATGATTGAGACGATTACAATAGATGAGATGGTAGAAGAATATGGCAAACCAGATTTAATCAAAGTTGACGTAGAAGGTTATGAACTTGAAGTTTTAGCTGGATTAAGTCATAAAATCAATAGACTCTGCTTTGAGTGGCACGAAGAATTTTTAGATGAATTTGTTTTGTGTCTTGAAGAACTGGAGAGAATCGGATATAAAGAATATGGAATCATTGGCTACTTTGTTGAGCCAGATAAAATTGAGGGCATGACTTATTCCCCTCAAGGCGATCCGTATATGGTAGAGCCAGAAAGCTATTTGTCACGCGAAGAGCTGCTTGACAATGTTAGAAAAGTCTGTTATCCTGAGCGCCGCATTAACTACGGAATGTTGTGGGCGAAATGAAAGTATTAAATAATAGAAACCAAAACTACTCAGATGATGCAGATTTTTATCTAGAGTTTGAAGATCATGATGACGGTGATGATAGCGAAGTGTTGTACTACGGCTATGCATCTTGTCATGATAAGGCTAACATAGAACTTTACAAAGATTCAAAGCAGATTTTCTGGCAGATGGAACAGCCTTGCGGTCTTATGGATCCAGGCAAGACAGAATTTCATGTAAATATTGGAGAGAATTTTGATCGAATCTATTCTACGTGTCCGTACACTGCTGAGTGGTTAAATAAAATCAAGTACACTGATGGAAGATACCGAGTGTCCATTTTCCCCCACAATGCAAAGTACGCAATCAAAAAAGAAGAAGAAGTTGAGCGAGAGTTCGACGCTATCACTTGGGGCAACCCACACGTTCAAGACGTATATGATATTATAGAGACGATTTCCAAATTCAAGTACAACTTCTATACTCTGGGCTTGGCTAACCTCAATGCATACAAAAAGTATGTAACTGGCATGAAGATGGACAGAAAGGTTATGTGGGAGACTTTGCGAAAGACAAAGATCATGGTTACATCTAACCTCTTATACGTTCAGCCTCGTCACGTTGCAGCAACCAAGGGGATTCCTCAATGGGAACTCAATGAAGCTTTTTCTCATGTAGACCAAGGTATTATGCCTCAAATTAAGACCAGATGTATTGAGGCAGTCTTTAATAAGACTCTTCTTTTGGTCAAACGTGACCCATGGAGAGTTCTTGAGAAATGGTTTGTTGCTGGCGAAGACTTCTTGTATTACGACGACAAGAATGATCTTTACGAGAAGATAAAAGAGATTTCCAACAACTGGGATGATTACAAACACATTCCAGAAAGCGCTTATGAGAGAGCACTTAACAATTACACCACTGACCATTTGATGGAAGCTATCAAAAACGATGTTACAATGGAAATGCTGAAATGAGTTTCTACAAGAATAAGAAAGTCCTCGTCACCGGTGGAGCCGGTATGATTGGTAGAGAAGTAGTAGACCTTTTATTGGAAAAGGGTGCTAAAGTCAGAGTATCGAGCATCGACGACAATCCAGTGTTGCCCAAAGGTGTTGCTTATTTTCAAGCAGATTTGACGGACATCAATCTTTGTCACGAAGCTTGTAGAGACATTGACTATGTTGTAAATTGTATTGGAGTCAAGGGTTCGCCCAAGATGTGTATGGAGAAGCCAGCCAGCTTCTTCGTCCCAATGTTACAGTTTAATACTAACATGATGCAGGCTGCCCTTGAGAACAAGATTGAGCGATATGTATATGTCAGTAGTGTTGGAGTTTATTCGCCTCAGGAAGTTTTCCAAGAAGATTCCGTTTGGTCTACGTTCCCATCGCCAAACGACAAGTTTGCAGGCTGGGCAAAGAGAATGGGCGAACTTCAAGCTGAAGCTTACAAGATTCAATACGG